GTGAGTTACGATCCGGCGTGGCGGAATCGCGCCGCAGCCCAGGGGATCATCGGGCAGAAAAAGGCATCGCGTGCCATCGGCGAGGTCGTGAATGACGACCGGGCTGATTGGCGCGAGGCCTGGGCCCTATTCCCCGGCGCCGTCGCCTATGTGTGGCACGCTTGTACTAAAGCTGCGATCGTCCAGGAGAGCCTGGCGGCCTGCGGTATCGAGGTGCGGACCCAGATCATCTGGGCGAAGAACAATTTCGCGATCGGCCGCGGTCATTACCACATGCAGCACGAGCCGTGCTGGTACGCCGTCAAAAAAAACGCCACCGGCCATTGGGCCGGCGACCGGACGCAGACCACGCTGTGGAAGATCGACAAGAATTTGAAATCGGAGACCGGACACGGCACCCAGAAGCCGGTCGAGTGCATGAAGCGCCCGATCGAGAATAACTCGTCGCCCGGGCAGGCGGTCTACGAGCCGTTCAGCGGCAGCGGCACAACGATTATCGCGGCCGAAATGACCGGCCGCGTGGCGCACGCGATTGAGATCGCCCCGCAATACGCCGACATGGCGGTCAAGCGCTGGCAGGATTTCACAGGCAAGCAGGCAACGCTAGACGGCGACGGTCGAGGATTCGACGACGTCGCCGCCCAGCGGGTGCCTCAGCAAGCGGCGCCGAGGCCCGAGGCCGCTGCCTGATCGACTTCCGTCCGGTGTTTAAGGCGGCTCGGGAACTTTTTGCAGACCGTACATTGCCAGTCCAGCGCGCATGGCTGAATAGGCGCGCGGCAAAACCACCGCAGCCACCAGCGGCAAGGCGTGATTATGCCTTCCATCACGCGGCCTCGCTCGCCTGCTGTGCCTCGTGCGCGGTGAGCAGCCGCTCGCGGTATTGCTTCACCATCTTCGCGTAGCTGTTGACGCCCTTGACCTCGTAATTTCGCACGGCGTCCCAATCGCCCGCTGCAGCGCGCTCGGCGAGGAAGTCGAAGCGCGGCTGATACTGCTTTTTATTGGCTTCTGAGGTGCAGATCGGCTTTTCGGGCATCACGCCGCGAGCGGCCGCCGCGTCTAACTCTGCGGTCTTGCTCGTACGTTTCGGGGCCGCCGCCGCCGCCCGCTCCTTTTTTGCGCGCGCCTTCGGCGCCGGCTCTGGAGCATCGGCGCCGGGTGCCGAGAGTTGGTCGCCTCGGTAGAGGTTGGATATTTTAGCGGGCCCGTCGAGAAACACGCGCCAATATTTCTCGTCGACTTGGTAGTCGACGGTTCCCGTGCGGATCTTGCGTTTCGTCACCGCTACTCGGACGCGAGCGCCCGGGGGCCAGGGGTCTGGGCCTAAGCCGTTATCTTCAGCACCGTCGTGCGTTTCCTCTTCGGGATCAGCCCAAGGGTCTTCGCTGGTTTCCTCAGTCGTCACTACGCCGGTCTTCCATTGAATCTCGAGACGGCCGTCTTCGCGTTCGTGCAGTTTGTAATCGATGCTAGGTGCATCGCCCTTAGCGATCATGCGCTCCGCCGCCCGCTTGGCATTGTTGCGCTTCGTGAAAGTGGTCTGTTCCATTTGGCCTACTCCAATAACGACGCAGACACAGACACGCTCCACGCGTGCACGAAGTCCAGTTGAATTCCGCTTTAACGTGAGAATATTTTAATGACCCGTGGCCGCCCCGGATTTGAGCCGACAGAGAGGCAGCGCGGCCAAGTCGAGGCAATGGCTCGCTACGGGATCAATCACGACGAAGCCGCCCGCGCGATCGGCATAACCAAACCGACGCTGCTGAAGCACTTCAAGGAAGAGCTCGAAACGGGCGCGACGAAGGCAAAGGTGCAGGTCGGCGAATTTATCTTCTCGACGATCATCGGAATGCCGATTCCCAACCGGCCGCCTGTCACTGACGGGCGCGCGCGCGTCGCCGCCGCGATCTTTTTTGCCAAGACGCAGATGGGCTGGAAAGAGACCGCGGTGATCGAACACAAGGAAATAGACGCGTCGAATGCACGAGAACGTGTCGGACGTAAGCTCGATCGCATTGCTGCCGCCATTGAAGCGAGCGGCGTTTTTACGAAGCCTGAATGAGGACGATATTGCCGTCTTTGAGCATGGCTGGAAATGGTGGGCGCGGCCTAATCAATTACCGCCGGCCGGTGCCTGGCGCACATGGCTATTGTTGGCTGGTCGCGGCTTCGGCAAGACCCGAACCGGCGCGGAATATGTGCAAGATCAGGTTATCAACCACGGTCGGCGCCGGATCGCTCTAGTTGCACCAACGGCTGGCGACGCCCGCGATGTCATGGTCGAGGGCGAGAGCGGAATTCTTGCGATCGGGTTACCGCAAGAGCGGCCGCTTTACGAACCTTCGAAGCGGCGGCTCACTTGGCCCAATGGGGCCATCGCCACGACTTACAGCGCCGACGAACCAGAGCGATTACGCGGGCCGCAGCACGACGCCGCGTGGTGCGATGAGATAGCTAGCTGGCGCTACCCGGAAGCCTGGGACATGCTCATGTTCGGGCTGCGTCTCGGTGATGACCCGCGCGTCGTCGTTACCACCACGCCAAAGCCGATCAAGATCATCCGCGAGCTCCTCACCGACCCAACCACGGTGATCACGCGCGGCTCGACATACGACAACCGGGCCAATTTGGCACCGGGCTTTCTGCACCAGATCATCCGCAAGTACGAGGGCACCCGCCTCGGCCGCCAGGAACTCAACGCCGAGCTCCTCGACGATGTTCCGGGCGCACTGTGGAACCGCGAATTGCTCGAAGCATCGCGCTGGCCAGTGCACAAGAATGTGCCTGACCTAGTGCGGATCGCAGTAGCAATCGATCCTGCAGTGTCCACCGGCGAGGACTCGGACGAAACGGGCATCATCGTCGCCGGCAAAGACGCCGACGGACACGGTTATGTGCTCGCCGATCAATCCGGGCGCTATCCGCCTACCGAATGGGCGCGCAAGGCAATCTCTCTCTACCGGCAGCACAAGGCCGACCGCATCGTCGCCGAGGTCAACAACGGCGGCGACATGGTCGAAGCGACCATTCGCATGGTCGACAATAATGTGAGTTATTCCGCAGTGCGAGCGACGCGTGGCAAAGTCGTGCGGGCTGAGCCCGTCGCGGCATTGTACGAGCAAGGCCGCATCCATCACGTCGGCGCGTTCCCGACACTCGAAGATCAGATGTGCGGGTTCACGACGGATTTTGACCGCGTCGCGGCAGGGTTTTCGCCCGACCGCGTCGACGCACTGGTCTGGGCATTCAGTGATCTCCTCGTCGAGCAGATGGCGAGCGAGGGTCATTTCCTCTGGGCCAAGGCTAAAGCCGAGTCTCTGAAACCGAAACCGCCGCCGGCGCCAAAGCCAGTATATGCGCGGGGCAGCGTGGAATACGAAATGCAGCAGCGAGAAGATGGTGGTTGAGTGGCGATCTCGATTCAGATCGGCAGCGCGTTGGCGTGCCTGCGTGCCATGCCTGCCGACAGCGTGCATTGCTGCGTGACGAGCCCGCCGTACTACGGACTGCGCGACTATGGGGTGTCGGGGCAGATTGGACTTGAGAAGTCGCCTGACGAATATATCGCCGCATTGGTTGCGGTGTTCCGCGAGGTGCGGCGGGTGCTCCGCAAGGACGGCACGCTGTGGCTCAATATCGGGGATAGCTACGCTTCCTTGGGACAGAGCCGAGGTGGCCCGCCGAGCAAACATTCTACATTGCGTGGCAATGGGCACATTGGGGGAGGACCAAAACTCGAGTCCCTATCCCCAGTACAAGTTGCGGCGGCGGCGAGGAACCCGGCTTTCCCCGGCAATACCGAAGCGAAAGATGAAGGCTCACGGTCGCTGCAAACGGCATATAAGCCCAAAGACCTCCTAATGATTCCCGCCCAGCTGGCGCTCGCCCTACGGGCCGATGGCTGGTGGCTGCGGAGAGACATCATTTGGTCGAAGCCTAACCCAATGCCGGAATCGGTGCGTGATCGCCCGACGTCGGCGCATGAATATTTGTTTCTGCTGAGCAAAACGGCCCATTATTACTACGACGGCGAGGCGATCAAGGAGCCAAGCGTCGATCCAGCCGGAAAGTCTCGGGGCGGATCATTATCTCGCTTTGGACGCTCGGAACAGTTGGTCGCCGCCAATGCGCATCGGGGCGACCAAGAATATTCATCGTCTGGGACGCGCAACAAGCGCTCGGTCTGGACGATCGCGACCTCGCCCTATCCCGAGGCGCATTTCGCGACCTTCCCGCCGGCTCTGGTCGAGCCGTGCATCCTCGCCGGCACCTCCGCTCGGGGCGTCTGCCCGAAGTGTGAGGCGCCTTGGTATTCGAGCAACGCGACCATCGGCTGGCGCCCCTCCTGCTCCTGCAATGCTGGCGATCCAATACCGGCCACTGTCTGCGATCCGTTCCTCGGTGCCGGAACGACAGCGCTGGTCGCCGATCGGCTAGGGCGCGACTGCATCGGCATCGAACTCAACCCCGCTTACGCCGCGATGGCCGAGCGCCGCATCAGCGCGCCGAAATCCACAGATCGAGCAGCAGCAAAATTACGCTCAGCTGCTTGAATTAATATCGCTGGAATAAGGGAGTAGCTGAAAATGCCTGCTCCCGGTTCTGGCGGCTCGCAAACCTCTCTTGCCGGCATGGTGAGCTGGCTGACCTCGCGCTTCCGTGGGCAGCCGCAGCAGAAAAAAGGCGCGCCAATCGCCAGCTACACTATGGGCAATGATCCGACTGGTTTGAGCGGCAATGCGCGCGGCGACATCTCGCAGTTCGCGCCGGTGTTCCAGCCGACGGCGGGAATGTTCTCGCCGAACTATCCGCTGGTGCCAACTGACCGGCAAAATGTGCGGCTGTGGAATTACCCCACAGCGTGGAACACGAATTATCGGCCGCGATCCTATGAGCCAATCGGCTTTGAGGAGTTGCGCGCGCTGGCAAGCGGCCACGACATCACCCGGCTTGCGATCGAGACGCGTAAGGATCAAATCGAGTCCCAGCAATTTCAGGTTAAGCCGCGCGACCCGAAAAAAGAGGCGGACAGTCGCTGCGACGAGATCGAAGACTTCTTTCGCAAGCCAGATGGGATCAGGCCGTTCGCGACCTGGATCCGCGAGCTCCTCGACGACGTGCTGGTGATCGATGCGCCAGCGCTCGAAGTGCGCCGCAATCGCGCGAACGAGATCATCGGCCTCGACCAAGTCGACGGCTCGACCATCAAAGTGCTGCTCGATGAGACGGGGCGCCGCCCGCGACCCCCGGCGCCGGCCTACGAGCAGGTCATTCACGGGCGGCCATGGGTGCTCCTCGAAGACGGCAGCAGGGCCAATACCGACGAGGGCGACGTCGTCAACCAGTTCAACGACGGCCAGCTGATCTACCTGCCCCGCAACCCGCGGATCTATAAGGGCTACGGCTTCAGCCCAATCGAGCAAATTTACACGACCATCAACATCGGCTTGCGCCGGCAGGCCAAGCAGTTACTTCATTTCACGGACGGGAACATACCGCCCGGGCTATTGAATAGTCCCGAAGGCTGGAGTCCCCAGCAGATCGCCGAATACGCGGAATGGTTCAACTCCATCCTGGCGGGCAATCTGCAAAATCAGACACGCCTTATCTGGGGCCCGTTCGGAGCCAAATACCAGCCCTTCACCGAGCCGCCCTACAAGGACGAGTTCGACGAGTGGCTAGCGCGCATCGTGTGCTACGCCTTTTCATTGCCGCCGAGCGCCTTCACGCATCAGGTCAACCGAGCGACCGCGCAGACCGCGCAAGAGGTGGCGCTCGAGGAAGGCCTCGCCCCGATCATGGCCTGGGTCAAGCGTCTGTGCGACGGGGTGATCCAGGATTTGATGGGCTATGCGGACCTGGAGTTCGCGTGGGCCGAGAAGCGCGACCTCGATCCGGCTGAACAGGCCACGATCCTCGATACCTATGTGCGGAACGGGAGCTACACGCTTAATGAGGCGCGCGACGTGCTCGGCATGGATCCGGTCGAGGGCGGCGATGATCCGATGATCTATCTACCAACCGGTCCCGTGCTCCTGAGCGATGTCGCGGCGATCAGCGACAACATGGCAAACCCGCCACCGCCCCCGCCGATCGGCGCGGGCATGGGCGGCGGCGGTGCGCCGGGGAAGGGGCCGGCCAAGCCCAAGGGCAAGCCGGCTCCAACCGGAAAAGCCCCTGCTAAATCTGCTAAAGTTCAGGGGGTAGCCAAAGCAGGCACCGACCCTTTTGGCGATCCGGCGTCGAGGCGCTATCTGGCGACGGCGCGGGACGGCATAGCCCGGAGCATCGAGGTCTTCTTTAAGGGCGAGGCGCCACGCGTCGCGCGCGACGTGCTCGCGCGGAAAACGACCGCAAAATATAACTCAAATTATAACTCAAATTATAACTCGAAGGCCTCCGACCACACGGATCCGGATCAGCACGGCGTCACCCCGGCCGCAGATGCGCACCGGAATCGACAGCTTTCGGCAGCAGCCGCCGCAGCAATCGCCGGCATCGACTTCGCGCGGTGGAACGACATCGTCGGCGAGATCGCGCCGCACCTCGAGGACACGGCGACACAGACCATCTCCGATACGCTTGCTGCGGTCCATGCGGAGTTGACCGACGCTCAGGTCGAGGCGGCCAAGGCCGAGGCACGCAAATGGGCCCGGGACCGGGCAGCCGAGCTCGTCGGACGCAGCCATGTCGGCGGCCGGACTATCCCGGACACGACCGCCGATCTCGACATCACGGATTCGACCGCGCGCATGATTGCCGAAAATGTGCGTCAGGCGATCGCGCAAAAGTCCACGGTCGAGGAGCTGACCGGCGTACTCCAAAATACCTACGCCTTCTCGCCAACTCGAGCGCGCGCGATCGCCGATTACGAGACGAAGAGCGCGCTGCACGACGCGACGATGCGGGCCTTCAAGGCGAGCAACCGGGTCAAGGGCTCGTATTGGAATACCGTCGCTGACCTCAAAGTCGAGGCGACGTGTCTATTGAACGAGGCCGCGAGCCCGGTGCGGCTCGGGCATCTGTTCCCGTCAGGACATGCCGCGCCGCTCGCGCATAACGGGTGCCGCTGCTGGCTTACCCCCTGGATGGCAGACTAATCGTCACCGAATCCCTCCAGGAACGGGATCGAGAGACCCGCTTCGCGCAATTCGACGATCGCCGCCCTGCGGAGCCGTTCGCACACCCAGGACGACAGCGAAATTCCGGACAATTGCGCTGCTTTCTCAAACGCTTCCTTCTCCGGTTGCGTCAGGCGGACCTGCATGTTCGCGGTTTTCATCGGTCGCATTTAGGACAGCGGTGTTGACATAATGCTGGTTGAACCATAACGTGTTGCTCCTGTCATGACATTTGCATGACAAGCTGGGGGATCGTTATGAAAATCGGCTCGACGGCGTGGCTGTTGATTGTTGCGGCAGCCCTCCTCTCCATGACGGCTCACGCGCAGACGGTGGTTACGCTTTTCGGGACCGACACTCCCAAGACACCGGTCGATCCCGACACGAACTCGGTCACTCTCGGCGTGCAGTTCTACAGCACGCAGGCCGGAACCATTAAGGGCGTGCGGTTTTACCGAGGCGCGAAGAGCTCGAGCGGATATTCGGTCGGCATCTTTGATGACACGAGCGGCGCGCGGCTGGCCTTCAAGAGCGTCTCCACCGAACCTTGCCGCTCGGTGCCATGTTGGGAAGAGCTGGATTTCTCCACGCCGCTGACGATCACGGCCAACAAAACCTACATCGCGACCTATTTCGTCAAGGGCGGCCATTACGCCGATGACCAGCAAGGGTTGGCCAATCAGGTAACCTCGGGGCCGCTGATCGCGCTGGCAAACGGCGCCGCGCCTTTGGGAAACGGGGTCTACATCTACGGATCGTCACTGCTGCGGCCTAACAGTACCTGGCAGGCGAGCAACTATTGGGTGGATATCTCCTTTACCCCGAGCGCGCCGCCGCCTCCGAGCCTCGTGATGAGCTTCAATCCAGCTAATCCGACGATCACAGCCGATAGCCCTCCCGGCACCGCGGTCGCTACCGTAAATGTGGATTGGAGCGACGATGTGAACGGGAGCCACCCATTTGCTGGCACCATTGGTTTTGCGCAGCCCTACAGTAATGACGGGGGCACCTTTGCCCTATCTGGAAGCAGCCTCTACATCGATCCGGCAGGCTCCGGCGTCAGCAAAGACGGCGGAACCGTTCAGAACGTCACCCTCACCGCCGTGCAGTGAGGAGCGGGCAAATGGGAAAACCTCTTCTTTTTGCTGTGGCCGTCTTTGCATCCGCGATGGCGATGGCGACTGCGCATGCGGCCAGTGTGACGAAGAATCTCGCGATCACAGTCACCTCGGCTAGCGGAGGTGGCAGCGATCCGACAGTGGGCCTGCTTCCACCCGAGAGGAGCGCATACGCAAATTGGAAAATGGCGGGGTTGCAATCGGTGGGCGGCATTCCGAGCCGCAGCACCGTGTGTGCGACGGTCAGCCCGAGGGGCGGCGGTATGGACGACGCCGCGAGCATTCAAGCTGCCGTGGATGGCTGCCCCACTGGTCAAGTAGTCTCGCTCTCTGCTGGAACATTCACTATCGGTGATTGCCACCAAGTATTCATCAACAAATCCGTAACTGTGCGTGGCGCGGGGGCAGGGACGGACGGAACGCTTATTCAACGTACAGACGGGGCAAGCGTCGGCGTTCAAGGCGGAAACTGCGCCTCGGCGCACTTCATTATGGGGCCTAATGAATTCGATAACAGCCTTGCCGGGAGCACGAATCTGGCTGTCGATGCAGTATCTGGGTCGAACACTATACAAGTTGCCAGTACGTCTGGTCTCTCGGTCGGGCAGATCGTTTTGCTTGATGAATCCTCGAATTTGGGATGGCAACCAGATTGGGCATTCGGCGGTCAGGTGTTGGCAACGCCCGATCGGCGGATCTCGTTTAACGGACACAATCCGGCTTTGCCCAACGATCAAGCGGGTGGCCAACCGCCTGACTTTTTTTGCAATGATGGCTGTGATCGTTACATTGAGGAGATGAAACAAATCGCGACGGTCGGACCTGGTCCATGCCCTGGAACGAGTTGCACGGTCACGTTTGATGATCCGGTAATGATCACCTATCGAACCAGTCGGGCGGCGCATCTAGCGCGGTTTAGCCAGACGTTTACGACTTATGCTGGCCTTGAAGATATGACCCTGCGAAATGCGGACTTTGCGGATGTGCGCATGGTCGTGTGTGCCTATTGCTGGGTCAAAAACGTCGAGGACACAATCTCAGCGAACGGAACGATCTGGATCGTTTCCGGCTTTCGTGATCAGGTAGAAGGGGTTTACGACCACAAGGGAGCGTGGCCGACCAGTGGCGGCGCCGGCTACAACTGGACGCTTGATGAAGGGACGTCTGAGGTTCTGATCGAAAACAGCATCTCGATGCTTAATAACAAGCCGATGGTGATGCGGAAGGGTGGCAACGGCTCGGTGATCGCGTACAACTACGTCGATGACGCCTTCGGCTTTAGTGAGGGGCCGAATATCGAGAGCGGGCTCAACGCTAGTCACTGGATGGGCGCACACCACGTTCTGTTCGAGGGCAACTGGTCCTTTAGTGTCGATGGTGATGGTACGTGGGGGTCGAATCCATATCAGACCTATTTCCGCAATCAATTGACCGGGTATCGTACGAAGTTTACCGATTATATCAACAACATTACATACGATGACATCAATGGGACTCCAGGCGGCTGCTGCTACCCGATCCGCGCCTCTCAATTAGCGTCTTATTACTACTGGCACTCCTTTATTGGCAACGTCATGGGTACTCCTGGACGCAGCGACGCGGCGCATGGTTGGGTTTACCAGAGCTACGTTTTCAACTCCCCTGGCCCTGCCATCTTCTCGCTCGGCGGCGAAGCCAACGATACTGCTTATGGGCACGGGGGAGACCCTGAGATTCTGAGCGATATCGGCTCTGCCGCCGCGTCCTGTGTATCGGCGAACGGGGACAAGTGTCCCGCGATCCGTCATGGAAATTACGACTTTTTCCACAATGCGGTTGTATGGGATCCGGCCATTAGCGATCAGAATATACCGCTCTCGTTTTATCTGAGCTCGAAGCCAGTGTTCTTCGGTTCGGATCGGTGGCCGTTGGTCGATCCATTGTCGGGAACCACATATACACTGCCTGCGAAATACTGTTACGAGCATGGGATGATGCCGACGTGTCTACAATAAAATGACCGCCCTCACTTGTTTTGCGCTCAATCGACAGCCGCCCGAAATTGCACCAGCGCAGGTAGCACGCAAATGGATGGACGAATTTCCGGCGCGCCATGCCTATCGCTGTCTGCCGCTGACGATAGCCAATGCCCACGGCTGGGACATTCTCTGCCCGTTTGGCGTATCGCTCGAATGGAACGGCGGGCCACGGGCCGAGGACCTGATCGTCCGTTCGCTTGAGCCCAACCAATACGTGGCAAACTTCTGCCGCTCTCACTTCACGAGCGGCGTCGTGACGTTTCACACCGACTACATCTTTCAGACCGACGCGGAATGGGATTTGCTTGCCACCGGGCCGTTCAATTCGCCCAAACACGGGATCTCTCCGCTGACCGGGATCATGGAGAGCGACTGGTTGCCGTATCCCTTCACGATGAACTGGCGGATGACGGCGCCAGGATCGGTCGCCTTTGAGAAGGGGGAGCCCTTCTGCTTCATCTTCCCGGTACGCAAGCAGGCGATAAGCGACTGTCATCCCGAACTCCGAGACCTCTCGGGGAACCGTGAGCTGCAGACCCGATATGCGGCTTTCACGGCTTCGCGTAACGACTTCATGCGTCGGTTTCATGCTGGCGATGCAGACACGCTAAAGGCTGCTTGGCGAAAGCACTACTTCATGGGCCGGCACCCAGACGGCACGCCCGTTGATGGTCATGTCAATAAATTGCGCGCTCGTAAACCCCTAGACTGTCGGGATAAATGAATCATGTCATTTACTCATGTCCAAGGCACCTTAAACCAACCCGGCAGCAATACTCCTAGCGCAACGTTTTCTACTGCCGTCACGTCTGGGAATGTTGTCACTGGCCATGTGGGATGGCAGGGAAATTCATCCGGTACCGATACCCTTACGGTAACAGACGATCAGTCCAATGCGTACACGACTCTTCCTCACCTATTCGATAGCGGCAACAATTGGTATATAGTAGCATTTTATTCCACTAATCCGATTACCAATGGACCGACCATCGTTACGGGGACAATTACCGGCTCAGTGGCGAACTTCGCGGGTTTGATAATTGACGAATGGAATGGCCTCGGTTCCGGCGCCGTGTCGTCCTCGGCAGACAGCAGTACAATAAACAGCGCGGGTAGCGGGACGATTTCGACTACGCTCTCACCGATCAATGTCGGCGATCTGTGTATCGCGTATGCGGACGCATATGGTGGAGGTTCGGTTCTTACGGCGGATCTGCCGGTAACTGAGCATAATAATTTCTTTTTAGGTGAATGGACCACAGCGACCGGCACCAGTCAGGTTATGGCGCCGACGTATACAGGCGCGGCCGCGGCATATATAAAGGCTATGGCGCTAATTCCATCGGGGGCGCCTCCGCCACCTCCGCCTCCACCGCCACCGCCCCCGAGTTATGCTCATGTCCAGGGTAAAGCAACCAGTGGGCAATCCGGTGATAATCCCGCCGCCACCTTTACGTCTCCGGTTACGTCCGGCGACGTTGTTACTGGGGTCGTGGGATGGGTCGGCGCAAGCAGCGGCCTGGCCACTCTGGCCTCGGTCACTGATGACAAGTCGAATTCCTACACTGTCGTCGGGACGAAGTATGGGTTTTATTCAGGCGGCGGCGGTACTCCATACTATTGGGCGACATTCTTTTCGAATGCAGAGCTAACAAATAGTCCATCGACCATAACGGCGACGATATCTGACGGCGGCACGTCACCAGCTTTTGCTGTCATGATGATCGACGAATGGTCTGGATTCTCCGGCTCATATTCCGAGACCGGCTCCAGCCCTACAAACGCCACGAGTGGCGCTTCTACGCTTTCGGTTTCGATACCGTCCGACGCTTCGGACTTGGTCCTCGGCTATTGTGTCGATGTCGGAAGTGGTTCGGTCACTATCGGGTCAGGCTTTACATCGGCCCAGAACGTTTCCAGCACGTGGCTGTCAGAATGGAAAGATGGTACAGGTTCGACGGATACTGTATCAGCAACCACAGGAAGCGGTGACGGCAGTGCTCTATGGGGTTTTTCTCTGGGATCCGCACCGCCTCCTCCACCTCCTCCGCCTCCACCGGGCGGCACAACCTACTATGTGGCGAATTCCGGCAGCAATTCGAACAACGGCACCTCTCCGTCCACTCCTTGGCAGACGACTGCTCACGTCGCGGCACAGACCTATTCTGCGGGGGACACGATCCTCTTCGAGGGTGCCAATGTTTTCACGGGTGGCCTGGCGCTCGGCACTGCAAATTACTCAGGTACCCCTCCAACATCCGCGAGCCCTCTGACGATCGGGAGTTATGGGACGGGAACGGCCACCATATCAGCTGCGGGCGCGCATGGGGTCGAGTTGACCAATATCGGCGACATCGTGGTCCACGATCTCGTCATTACAGGAGATGGCTCAACCGGCTTTAGCGGAGTCTTCCTCAACATAACAGTCACAACCGGTCTCTCCGACATCGTCCTGTCGAACCTCGATATCAGCGCCTTTGGTCGTGGTGGCATCCTCTGCATCGCTGCCGACCATGCGACCGCTGTGCTGAGCAACGTTACAATCGAGGATTGCACCGTCTCAAATTGCACGGGCGCGACAGGTTCGGTCGGCGGCGCTGCCGGTATCGCTTTCAGCGGGCCGTGGCTTAATACCGGCTCATCTGGATTTTCAACTCATCGGCTCTTCGACAATGTGCTGGTGACGCGCTGTGTGGTCTCGGCTTGCCCGGGGTCAGGATCGGGCCCAACATACCAGAGCGGTTCCGGCATCCTCGTAACGCAGTGTACCAATTCAGAGATAAGTTTCAATTACGTCAATAATTGCGGCGCTGCGGACAACCAAGGCAACGCTGGCATCGAATATAATTGGGCCACAGACTCCGTCATAAAATTCAATGAAGTCTACCTGCAGAAGTGCAACGTGAATATAGACGGCGACGGCATAGATTTTGATATCGACTGCCAGAATTGCGTCATGGAGTACAATTATATCCATGAGTGCTTTGGTGCCGGGATCTTTTTCTATAACTTTAGCGGTGGCACGCATTCGGGTTGTGTGGCGCGGTACAATATCCTTGAAGGAAACGACTCGTTTGCCACCGCCAATTCTGTCTACGCGGATATCTCGATCGGCTCGGATTCGTCAGGTAATGCGCCTACTGGCGTACTCGTGCATAACAATACGGTTTACACGACGGGGCGATCGGCCATTGTCGTGCAGTACAACGCTACTACTGGTCACATAACAAATAACATCTTCTATTCGATCGTAAGTGGTAGCAGTCAACCCGTCGCCGTGTACGGCTCGGGAGCGACGTTGAACGGCAACGATTACCTGCAGCCAACTAATTTTCACGTCAGCTACAACGGCACTTCTTACACCTCGTTTGCTGCCTTCAAATCCGGCGCGAGCCAGGAAGCGAACGGCTTATCGGTGGACCCGAAGCTCGTGAAAGCTGGCTCGGGTGGCGTAGTGGGTGGATATGGGCGGCCGCAACCGACTGCCTACCAGCTATTGCCGAGCTCGCCGATGATCGGCGCGGGGCTGGATTTGAGCGCCGCGTATTCCATCAACCCCGGGCCGCAGGACTTCTACGGCAACACGATCCCGCTAGCCTCGCGCTTCAATATCGGGGCGTATGGCGGCGTCGGCTTCTCCGCGGGCGGCCTCTTCAAAATCCGCCTCGGCTTCGGTACGTGGGTGGTTTGATAATATGGCTGACATTTCCGATCCGGTTCCAAATGCCGTCGCGGTAACGCCCAGCGACAGCGTCGACTTGCCGGCAAAGACGACCGCGCTCTATGTCGGAATCGCCGGAGATCTAACGGTGACCATGCTGAATGGCGAGACGGTGACCTTTACTGCCGCGGCGGCGGGCTGGCATCCGATCCGTGTGAAACGGGTGTGGAGCACCGGAACAGCCGCGACGAACATTGTAGCCGTATGGCAGTAAACCTGCCGGAGGCGGGCGAAACGTGCTTGATCAGGGAAAAGTTTCTCGAAGCCACTGTTTGTGACGACCTTTGCGAAGCATACCGAAACCTGTCGACTCTAATTGTCAATCGCGCGCCTGGCTTTTGGGATAAGCGTTTCATCTGGTATTCAGATGTGGCAAAGGTGTACTGCGAGCTGGCTGGCCATATGCGTGATGCGTTGCGCCGGGCGACAGCCCTCATCGCGGAGTTGTATCGGCTGAAGCAACCGGTTTATCCAGACCTGCTGCAAATCATGAGCTGGCCGGTGGGCACCCAAATGCCGCCGCACGCCGATAATGCTAATCCAGACGGCTCACTGCACGCCATGGCTCACCGTGACTTCTCTGGAATCGTCTACCTCAATGACGAGTATCAGGGTGGAGAGTTCTATTTCACCGGTCTCGATATAGTGATCAAGCCGAAGACGGGCATGCTCATCGCGTTTACCGCCAGTTTAGATCACGAGCATGGGGTGACGCGAGTAGAGGGAAGGCAACGGCTGACGATGCCCTTCTTCCTGACTTTCGATCGCAATCGCGCGGACCTCTCGCTTCTGTAATAACGCCGTTATACGGCGCAATTTCATGGTGACGCCGGTGCGGCGTCCCGCCCGGCGATTTTTATTGTCCGGGGCCAGGAGGATTTTCGCATCCATGCGTGTTGCAACGCGAGTTGCTGGCCTTATGGCCGCCGCGGCGCTGACTCTGGTGCCGGCAGTAGCTGGCACGGCCGCGCCCAGCGCAACCCTGACGATGACCATCCAGCCCTCCCAGCCCTCAGGTGGCGGCGTCGCTGTGGTACGTGGAGTAACAAGTCATCACAGTACCACGATTTCAGGCAGTACGGTTACCTGGAACCTTCCGGCGGCGATCGGCAGTGGCAATACTGTGGTTGCATATTCTCACCAAAATGGTTCCGCTCCGACTTCTATCACGGACAATGCCGGTAATTCTTACAACCTTACCCCGCCAGTTACATGGGATCCGTATAGTGAATACATATTAATGTGGTACAAAGTGGGCGTTACGGGAAATCCAACGCAAATATTTGTTAACTATACAGGTACCCTTCCTTCTGATAATTTCTGCGACTGCGGAATTGTCGAGTATTCCGGCGCGGCCTCTGTCGATACGATCACCGGACCGATTGATCAAGACGCGTTAAATCCGTCCATGACGATATCGCCGACAGCGTATTCATCCCTACTCTGGGTGTTCTCCGCGGGGGACGTCTGTCAGGGAAATAACATCGATCCTGGTGGCTATTCTGTATTAGTTGATGACTGCAACACAGACGGAATTACCGTGTTGGGCAGCCCCGGCGCCGTAGGCCCCGGGCCAGTCACGTTCACGTGGCAGGACCCTTACTGGAATGCGTCGCAATGTTCGGACGGCAGTCCCAGTGATGGCACAGGTTGCACTACTGTCATGATGGGCGCGTCCATCCATTAGTGGTGACGTCGGCCCGGAGTCGTGCCGGGCATTTCTATTGTCCGGGGCCCGGAGGAGTTTAGGATCATGAGAGTATCGTGGGTGGCTTCGGTCGCACTCCTGGCTGTGCTTTTGGCGGGTGTACCGCGCGCGGTGCAGGCCGCCACGTCCGCCGCGACCTTATCGGTAGAGATCGTTGCGGACGGACCGCCCCCTCCAGCCGCCTTCGTCGCCAACTTTAGCGACGTGCACCAGACCATAGACGGTTTCGGAGCCTCCAACGCCTGGGTCGGGAACCTCAATCCCCCCACGCTGGATGCGCTGTACTGCGTGGACGCCACTGATCCGGGGTGCTCGGGGCCGGGCATTGGATTGACCTTGCTGCGGGAAGGCATAGATACCCCGGACAACGGCGTAACATTTAAAGACACTATAGTGGCGGGTGATGGCCAGGGCATTCCCTCCGCTGTCTCGTCTGCTGGCGCTAAGGCGCGCGGCGCCACGCTGTTCGCGACCGCGTGGACGGTCAACCCGAGTACCTATGGGGCCTCGGCTAACTATCAGATCTCGGCTCAAGGGCTCGCCAACTGGGCTGCCGGTCAGGCTGCCGCCGGTATTCCCATATACGCTATGACGACGGAAAATGAACCCGATTGCTGCGGCGGTTTCCTCTATTCCGCGGACGCCACAGCAAATTATGCGGCCGTCCTTGGACCCCTGCTGCATGCGTTAAATCCGCCAGTCAAGTTGATTTCTCCCGAAACGGAGGCCCCGGATAATTTCAATTCCTACATTTCGGCGATCGAGGGAAATCCCACAGCGAACGCGCAGGTCGATATGTTTTCGACGCACCAATACGGTTGCATCACCTGCATGACCGTGGACGGCACGCGCCATGTCTGGGAGGATGAGGCATCTGATTTTTCCGGTGCCGCGAACTACGACATCAACGACGCCCTCGGCGGGTCTCAACACTGGATATACGACGCGGTTGTCACTGGTGGGGTCAACGCCTGGAACTACTGGAACGCGGTGTGCAACTGCAATGGCGGGGTTGTGGGTGACGTTGCGTTGGGCCTCGGTCAGATCCCCAAGCGTTACTATGGTTTTGGGAACTGGTCGAGGTTTGTCCGGCCCGGGTGGGTGCGGATCGGGACATCGGGGCCGGGGTATCCGAACATCTTTATCGCAGCTTTCAAGAGCCCAGACAGCGCCAAATTCGCGATCATCGCCCTCAACTACGGCTCAGACGCTCCGAGCATCACGTTCGGCCTTCAGAATGCTACCATAACCGGCAATGTCACCCCCTACATCACTTCCGGCACACCCATCGGGTGGCTGGGGACAGACGGCAACCTATCTGCGGGCTCCGCGTCCTCTGGCGTGCCGTCCTATCTGGTTCCCAGTGCCGGCGTGTTCACGTCCACCGTTCCTTACGGCATAACGACGTTCGTCGGGACAACTAGGTAGAGTATGACGATCATGCTCCCTGACCGTATTTTTGATCGGAGAGGTTGTTGTAAATGAGCGTTTTAAAGCAAGCGACGGCCATTATATTCGCTGGAGCGTTGGTCTTAACGCCAGCAGCCATCTTCGCCGCACCGACTGCGAACCTTACGGTAACTGTGGTGCCCGCGCCCACGTCGGGTGGCGGCACCCACTGCGACATTGGCCCAGACATTATCGGCGACCTGCCGGCCCCCGCAGTGGCGGCAGGGTACACGACTTGCGCCGCCAATTACGACTTCTCGACCACGAACGATTTCACCGTAAACGGCAATACCTACAACTTCTCGAATATAGCCACCTGGCTTGGGTGCAATGGACAGAGCACGGCGCTGTGGTGGCCCTCATCGTATAACTCGCCCGGCACGGCGCCCTGCTCCGACTTCAATATAATAAACGACTCGTCGATCGGAAAGAACGTCCTCGAGATGGCATTCACCAACGCCGATGGCAACAACGGCGTCTCGGCAACGACCATGAGTCTGGGCAACGGAGGGTGGGGCGGGGGAACCCCAGCCCAGACCAATAACTTTCCACAGGGCATCTACCTGCAGTTTGCCTTGCAAATACTTCCGAGCGATGTCAACCCATACGCCGGTGTGCCCGATTGCGCCCAGGGCCAGCCGGGAGGCACCTACTGCGAGGAGTTCGGCTTCTTCAGCCTCAATACAGCGGGGCCATTCAACGAGTGGGATTTCATAGAGTCGGACACGGGTTATAGTGGCAACGGCGCGTTCGCGTACTCGGGCGGCAACTTCTTGTGGAATGGCGGTTCGCCCGCTCCCAACAACGAGTTCAGCTACCACGATTATGGGGTGTTGCTGACCACTGACGGCGCGACGGGTATTGCCAAGTGCACCTATATAGACGGTGTTCATACCACTACCGGCAACCAGGGCGCCAGCCCTACCGGCTGCTACGAGCACTGGGACGGCGGAAGCGCCGGCTTTCAATACAGTCAACGTCAATTCTGGGGTCTGATGTTGGGCGCCCAGGAGTTCCAGCAGTGCTACTTCGGTGGCCCCTGCGCCGCCCCCAACGTGACTCAGCACATGCGCGTTCAATACATCCGTGTATTCTCCTGCGCCAACTGGGCAAGTGGGCAGTGCAACACAGGGATAAAGCTCACGCCATGACCTGGATACGCGGCCCGCTGTGGGACGGCGTATGGATCTTGAGCGGGCCGGTGGTCGGGGTGGCGATGCTCTTTGCCCCGTTTCCGGTTATGATGGGTCTCTTCGTTGTCTTCAACTCCGCGCATCTCATCATGCCCCTGGCTGTCGCCTGGGGAAGCCGGTCGTTCCGCCAGATCATGGTCGAGCGCTGGGTGAAGTTCATCCTGGTTCCGGCCTGTATCATGCTCGCGGCGATGCTCAGCGGGGTCTTCGTCGACAAGGTCTACGAGATAAACCCTGCCACTTTGGGAGTGCGGGTCTACCATTGGAGCGACTACCGCCAGCCCTTTGTGATCATGCTGGTGATCTATTTCTTCTGGAACGCCTACCACTTCGGGATGCAGCACTTCGGCGTGATCCAGATCTACAGGAGAAAGCATAGAGGTGCCGATGTCGTAGGCCAGCGCCGCGTCGCCATGACGCTTTGCCTTGTCCTGACGACCCTCCTTGGAATGATCCTGCTACCAAGGATTCTCATGCCCTTCGCCGAGATGAGAGGTTATCTGAGCCCGTGGGCGCTCCACCAGGAGTCCCTGTTCATGTTGGGTTTCCTCATCTTCAACCACTCGCTGACGGCCATCGGGATATCGAGCCATGTGATGGCGAACCAGCATGGGCGGTCGCCGTGGCTATTCGTTGCTCTGCTGCTCATCGTCGGCGCCATCGTCTTTTGGCTGCTGTTCTACGCGCCAGGGCTCTCAATGCGGATAACGGTGACCGCCGTGGCGTTACGCGCCGGGCTGGGCTTCGTGCACTTCCTCTACGACCGCTGGGTCTACAAGCTCAGCGATCCAGCAGTGCGGGCTTCCATTGGATTGGCCTTCGCTGTCGTAAAGCAGTCACCCCAATTATTCCGATCAGAGGAGCGGGCACATGCATAGGATTTTAGGAGCAGCCGTTACCTTGGCTATATTGTCTTCGCCCGCGATGGCTCAGACATTTACCGGTACAATCACGGCTTCGTCGGGGACATGGTCTGCCCCCTCCAAGGGATGCACGATCTCTAGTGCGCATCCGCAGGTCATGACGTGTACCAACGTCACCACTATGGCGGCCAGCCTCGCCATGCCCGTTGTTCCTCCTCCTCCGCCGCCACCGCCGCCGCCTCCCGGCGGCCCTCTCGCCAGCGGCCGATACACGGTGTGGAACGGCAAGGCATCTCCTAACGGACTTGCCGCGGATGCCGGATGGAGTCCGGACGTCGGGACCTATGGGTCATCGGGTTCTGGAAATAGCTGCCAGAAGTGGATCTGGAACGGCAGCACTCTACAGACGCCCAATCTTGGCTCTTGCGTCGGGATTACAGGATACCTGGTCGATTCCTCCGGTCGTGCTCGTCTCGCCGCTTCCGGCGATAAATTTTCGATTACCGCATCCGGGGGCGGTTGGATCATCAAGGATCTTACCACCGGCCGGTACTTAGCCCTGAATGGGACCGCAACCGGCGACCCCGGCGCGCTGCTCTTCAGTCCGACGATCCAGACGATTTGGACCGCGACCGCAAATTAGGTTTTACGATTTTCCAAACCCCGGAGGTTTTTTCATCATGCGTCATATTACGAAGTTCGGGCTCGCTGCGGCGCTTGCATTGGCAACGGCAAGCCCCTCGTTTGCCGCCACAATGCAGTGTGCACCGTTTCAAACGATCGCGCCCAACCCCTTCCCGTCGAGCGGCCCATATACAGCAGCCGCCGACGGCATCGTGACCGGCGTCGCTGCGAACGACATTATCGATCTGGAGCAGTCCGGCTGTGTGCAAGTCGGCATCGGCGGCCCAACATTGATCGGGCGGCTGATCGGCGCGAATATGAACTCCACCGCCGACCAAACAGTCACGCTGCTGATCAATTCGTCGCAGCATTATATCCCACTCTACATGGTGGCAAAAAACTGCAGCGTGTCCCTGACGACAGCCGCCGGAGCGGTCTATCCAGCGGCGAGCAAGGGCGGCACGATCATTATCGGCAGCGGCACCACCCAGGCGTTTACGGGCTGCACCGGGACGGGGCTTACTGATCAGTACATCGCTGCTGCGGCCGGCGGTTTGAACCAATATCTCGCGCAATCCACGCCGCCGATTCTTTCGCTCACGACTGCGCAGGGTGCGGCCGCGACCGCAGACGTCTACATCTGGGGCTTCGTATTTTAATCCGCCTCTAATTTTTCGATAGCAATAAAATCACGAGAAGGAGGCTCGCCATGCGGCTCTATGGCGTCATTAGCAAGGTAGAGCCGCAAGACGACGGCACTGTCAAGGTAGAGGGAATCGCATCAAGCGAGGCGATCGACGACCAGGGAGAGATAGTCCGCTCGGATGCCATTCGTGCGGCGATCCCGGACTATATGCGGTTCCCCGCTCTCAGAGAAATGCACCAGCTTTCCGCCGCCGGATCGACCCTTGAAGCCGAAGTCTCCGAGGACGGCACTACCCGCATTGTCGCCCATGTTGTCGATCCGGTTGCGGTGGCCAAGGTAAGAAATCAGGTCTATCGAGGCTTCTCGATTGGTGGTCAGGTTACTGAACGCGATCATACCAATCGTAAGATCATTACTGGTCTAAGATTAAACGAGATTAGCCTCGTTGACCGACCGGCAAACCCGGAAGCTATTTTCGACTGCTGGAAAGCCGCCGCAGTCACCGAAACAATTGAAGGAACACCCGACATGCCCGATGGGCTCGCCAATATCGGCGAAATCCTCGCGGCCAAGCAGGCGCGTGCCGAGCCGGTCCAGGTGTGGGCCTGCGGCAACGCCGAGCATCGGCACCTCGCGAAGGCCGAGGCGGTTAAGTGCCTCGACGAGGAGACCGCGAAGGCGGCTGAGAGCCCCGCAGAAGGCGCTACGGTCGCCGAGACCGGCGCCGGCACCGAAACCCCGGCCGAGACCGCCGAGCATGCCACAGCGGCTCCGGACGAGACACAGGCCGCGCTCGAAGCCGCTCGGGCGGCGATGGAGCGCGGGCAGGCCGTGCTGGCACGCATGGGCGCGCCTGTCGAGCCTCCGGCTATCCAGGGCGAGGCGACCGAGGCCGAGGAAGATCCTGCGGCGAAAGGCGGCGATGCTTCGGGCGACGGATCGAAGCCCTACGGCGACGTATCCTACGCGGACTCGGGGCATCAGGCCGACGGAAAGAAGCGCTACCCGATCGACACCCCGGAGCACATCCGGGCGGCGTGGAATTACATCAATAAGCCCAAGAACGCCGGAAAATACAGCGCCGAGGATCTCAAGGCGATCAAGTCGAAGATCATCTCGGCTTGGAAGTCGAAGATTGACAAGGACGGCCCGCCGTCGGCGAGCGAGAAGGCGGTCACCCGCGAGGACCTCGCCAAGCATTTGATGGATGTCGCCCAAGTCGCCGACACCATCCTCCGCCTCGACTCGCTATCGTCGTGGCTCGCGATCGAGGCCGAGATGGAGGGAGACGACAGCCCGCAGCCGTCCCGGCTTCAGACGATCGTCGCCGAGCTCTGCGACTTTCTGAATGCGCTCGTCGCCGAAGAGACTCAGGAGATTGTCTCCGATAGCGAAATGATGGTCGGCCCCCTCGGAGTGGGCCCCGTCAATATGTCGGCCATCATCACGTCATTGCACAAAACCATTTCAGATCCCGCAATATTGGAGGCGCTAGTGAACAGCGTGGTAGAGAAGGGCGCGCGGTTCAGCGCATCCGATACGGTGCATGCGGACAATGCCGCATACGCGATAGGCTTGGCCCTGGATATGTCGGGGCCGAGCAAGACCGACAAGGTGGCTCTCGGCGACGCGCGCAAAGCGGTCATCGATAGTGGTGCCTGCTCGGTGGCCGGCCCGCCTTTGGGCTCGCCGCCGCCGAATGCGACGCAAGACACCGGCAGGAACGGAGAGATTGCAACGCCGCAGTCATCCGCCGGCGCCGTGCCGGCATCGCCGATGCCGAAGGCCTCGGACACCTCGCTGCTCGCGAACGCGCTCAGCAAGATGACATCGAACCTTTCGAAGGCGGGCGGCGAGCAAGCCGAGCTCGTCCTCGAATTCGCGGGGCTCGCCGGCGATATGCAGAAGGCCGGCGCCAAGCCGCACCAGGTCCTCGTCCAGATGGCCCACAAGTCGGTGGCCGCATTTTGCGATGGCTCGACCTGCAAAGCCGATGTGCCAGATCCGGAACGGCATGACGGGCAAACCATGGCCAGCATGCACAAGGCACACGGATGTCTCACCCAAGTCGGCGGGGTCACATGCGCCGGTGGGGCGGATCATGCCCACTCGGCTGAGACCCCGGGCGGCACTCCGATGCCGGAGGGCGAGGAGGAAGGCCAGGGCGCATCAAGCACCGCAAAGGCCGTTGTTGCTGAGCCCGATGCGCTTGCCAAGGTGCAGGGCGAGCTCGCTCTAAAGACCGCTCTGAACGAGGAGTTGGTCAAAACGGTTACCGCGATTGTGCCGATGCTCACCAAGTTGCAGGAGTGGGTCGAGAAAATGGGCGGACGCGTCGAGCAGATCGCCAGCACACCATTCCCGCCGATGGCGGTCGTGCGCGGCGGAACACCGACCACGAAAGCGGCCGACAACGCGCCGGCCGGCTCGGGTCAACAGCCCACGCATAACGACGTTGCCGATGCGCTCGCGGCTATGAGCCCGCAGGACCGCGACCTAGCGATATTCAAAGGCACGCGCACGCCGATGCCGCTGCCGCGATCGCTCGCCGGCCTATCGGAACTCCGCGACCGCCAGGCTCCGCCCCGCTAACTCTGGCATCACAGTAATTTCACCGACCCGCCGCCGGCGGGTTTTTTATTGCCCCCCAGACGGGAGGAATTTTCCCAATGGATACCATTACCCAAGAATCGCTGGACCTGATGAAACAGGCCCTGCGGGCACCCAACGATAATCTAGCAAAGTCTATTTCCGTCGCCGGCACGGGCTTGGTCGCTTACGATCTCCAGGCGCCGGCCAAGAACCTCTATCCGTTCATCACCCCGATCCGCAACGTACTGCCGCGCATCGGCGGGGGCGTCGGCACGATGACCAACTGGCGCGTCGTTTCCGCCATCCTCGGCTCAGGCGTGCGCTCGATGGGCTGGGTCCCTGAAGGCCAGCGCTCGGCCAAGATGAGTTACACGACGGCGAATAAGAGCGCCTCGTTCGTCACGCTCGGCGAAGAGGACTCGGCGACCTTCGAAGCGATCAGCGCAGGTCGTACCTTCGAAGACATCCAGGCGATGATGGCCTTCCGTCTCCTGCAGATGATGATGGAAAAAGAAGAGTTCGCGCTGCTCGGCGGCAATTTCAGCATCGCACTCGGCACCCCCGGCACGCCGACCCTTTCGGCTTCCGGTTCAGGCGCCACCCTGCCGGGCTCGCCGACTACCTATTATGTCAAGGTCGTCGCCCTGACGCTCGAGGGATACAGCGCCGCGAGCCTCACCGCCGGGGTCGCGGTGCAGAACTCCATCACGGGCGCGGACGGTAAGAATTATGTCCAGAATGGTGGTTCTTCGGCGGCGAGCGCCGAAGCATCCCAATCCGTCACCCTTGGAAACACGCTGTTTTGCTCAGTTGCCGCCATCCAGGGTGCCGTCGCCTATGCCTGGTATGTCAGCACCACCAGTGGCGCCGAGAAGCTTGAGGCGATCACCACGATCAACAGCGCAGCGTTCAGCGCCCCGCTGCTCGGAACAGGCCAATTAGTGACCGCCGTCACCGGCGATCATTCGGCCAACAACGGCTCCCTCGCCGGCGGGACGACCACCGCCTTCGATGGTCTCCTGACCACAGCCCTGAACTCGGCGAACAACGCCTATGTCAACACCCTGGCGACCGGCACCGCCGGCACCGGCACAACGTTGACCGCTTCCGGCCGCGGCTCGGTCGTCGAGATCGACACGATGTTCCAAAAGATGTGGGATACGTTCCGGGTCAGCCCGACCGTGCTGTACGTCAATTCGCAAGAGCTGAAGAACATCACCAGCAAGGTGCTGTCCAATACCGCGGGCCCGCTGCTGCGCTACGACAGCCCGGCAGACGGAAGCGGCGGCGAGTACCAGCTGACCGCATCGGGCGTGATCCAATATTACTACAACCCCTTCGCCCTCAACGGCGGCCTGCGCATCCCCATCCGGCTGCACCCCAACCTGCCATCAGGCACCATCGTCGGCTGGGCCGAGAACCTCCCGATCCAGTACCAGTCGAACGAGGTTCCTAATGTAGCTGAGGTTAAAGTGAGGCAGGACTACTATCAGTTAGACTGGCCGATAGTTACCAGAGAGAGACAAGTCGGTGTTTATGCGGAAGAGGTACTGGCCGTCTATGCTCCTTTTGCTATGGGCGTCATCAGTAATATTGCAAACGGCTGACGATAGGAGTTGACGTTAGCTCTAGGCGCGATATGATGGCGGGGATCGAGGACGTGGCAACCGTCTCTCGACCCCCTCACCACAATCGCGTAGGAGCGCGGTCATGGCTCTGTTTATCTTATCCGACCAAAAACGCTGCAGCAAATGCCGACAGGTAAAACCTATCTCCGAATTTTATCGGCGGTCCGATCAACCGGGAAAACATAAGCCAGAGTGCAAGATCTGTTTCGGAGTAAGGACCCGCGCATCGCGGGCGAAAAATCCAGCGGGGCGGAAGGCGTATTATGCTAAGAATGTGGAAATGTTCCGGCGGCACGCGCGCGCTAAATACGTCAGGAACAGATCAAACCTTCGTGGTTGGGTCAACACCAATCTGACCACACGTCGGCAACAATGCCGCAAAGCCAAAATTCTTTTTACCCTAACGACTGACGATGTGCTGGCGATATACGAACACCAGGACGGCAAATGCGCGTTAACGGGGCGAGAATTAAAATGGGGAATCGACAGCAATCGAGGCCCTGATACGCTATCGATTGACAGAATAGATGCGGTTGGTCCCTATGTTCGGAGTAATGTGCGGTTAGTGACGCATTGGGCGAATGTCGCGCGACAGCGTTTCACTGACGATGAATTCGTTGAGATGTGCCGCACGGTAGTAAACTTGGCGGACAAGCCCATTATAGCGTTGATGATCGCGACCCCAAAGGGCCGAGCATGACCACGGCGCAGCCCAAATGAGCGACGATGACCTCGAAGGCGACGAGTTCGTCGAGCGCGTGGGCGACCTGATCGAGAAGATAGGCCGCGACATTAACGAAGGCGGTTATTCGCCATACACTGCATTACCGGCGCTTGCGGACGTCATTGTGAATCTATGCTTGGCCTCGGATGACCCAAACGAATCGTTACGACGCTTCATGCTTCATCTCTTGCAGCTGTTCGCAGATTTTTGGCCGCCGCCCGATGCACATTATTGGCCGCCGCCCGATGACGAACCTTGAACTCTTCGCCTTCTGCAAGGCGGCGCTTGCCACCCGTCAAATTGTGCTAGGATAGCCGCATGCTGACGACGCAAGAGAAGGCACAGAACCTAGCCGATGGGCTCGCGATCACGGTGTGGATCACCGAGGACGGCCGGATCGTGCAGAACAAGCCCAAGAAGGGCGGCACCGCGGTCCGGCCTGGGCGTTGGGCGAAGCCGACCCCACACGGATCGCCGGCGGAACACAACAAATCGGCGAGCGAATGCGCTCGCATCATAGATCGCGCCATGTCTAACAACGATGCCAAGAGCCTGATCAGGGCGACGGAGAGGACGCTGAGTCCTCAATACCTCGATCCCTATAACACAAGACCGCTGATTCGGTGAGGTGGCGACCACAGCTAACCGACCGCCGGTCGGCTAGCTGCAGACACCTGCAGTAACTCGGCCCCTTTCCGGGGCCGTTTCCATTTTGAAAGACCGCAAATGCCACGAGGCGAATACGATCGCAGCGGGGTCGCCCGCGCGTCTGAATACGAGCACAACCGCGATCCAGATTATGTCGCATGGCGCGCCGAGCGGAACCGCGAGAATTGCGCCCTCCGCGTCAGCCGCAAAACCGGCGACCATCGCCAGCACCAGGAGCAGGCGATATCGGCCGTGCTGAGCGAGGCGATCACAGAAACGATAGCCCGCACGCGCCGCGCAATCGTCGCCGAGTTGGCGGCAGAACAGGGAAAAGCAAAACCATGGAAGAGCTAATCACGCTGGTCTGCCCGCTCGGCGAGACCTATAGCTTCCCGATTTGTTCGCACGACCGCAGCTTCGAGCCTTACCGCGCCGCCCCGGGCGACCGCTGGCTAGTCAACGTGACGCCGGCCGCAGCCGCCGAGTTTTTGCACAAAGGAGGCTTTGCCTTGCCAGGATTCGTCAAACGCCGTGAACTATCCGGCCAAACGATGCCGCTGGTGCACACAGACGGCCCGTTCTCGCTATCGTTCGATGGTGTCGAATATCATTCCGAAGAGACGACGATGCCCAACGGGGAACTGCAGCACGTCATGGCGTTCCCGTCCGAAGGCGTGGCGGACGTCGTCGGCGTGCATCAAGGCGTGTCGGTTCTGTCCATGGCGGACTTCATGCCGCCTCCGGCACCGCCACCTGATCCGAGCGAGCCGCCGGCGCCGGTCCTCGAGGACAATGCGTCCTCTGGCTCGAAGAGCCGGCGCACCAAGCGCGAGAGCGGGGACGAATAGAGGTTTCGCCGGGCCGCGAATAACCTGGCGAGAACCGCCCCCAGCTCAACGCGGAGAGCTAGGGGGCGGTTATTTTTAAGAGGCGATCATGGCGGCTGGCGACTTCACGACGTCCGACGCAGTCATCGCCTACCTGCAGACGAGCGCGAACGCCAACAGCTTCGACGTTGCCGAGATCGACAAGCTCATCACCGGCGCGACGCAGTGGATAATCAATTACTGCAGCGATAATTTCCTGGCCGCCAATTACACCGAATATCGCGATGGGGTCGGGCTCTACATCCGCAACCCGACCTACGTGTTCGCGGCGCGGCCGGTCTCTGCGGTGAGTGCGGTCAGCGTCGCGGGCCAGGCGATTCCACCGCTCACCTTGCCGATGACCGCGGCGTTTTCAGTCGGCTATGCGGCGCTCGCCGACAAGCTGGTGTTTTACGGCGTTTCCGTCCCGCTCCTCCCGCTCTGCGTCTCGTTCTCGTACACTGCTGGCTATACCACGGCCCCGGCCGACATCGAGCAGGCCTGCATCGAGTTGGTCGCGCAGAAATATCGGCAGCGCACGCGCATCGGCGTGTCGAGCGAGAGCGCTGCGGGCATAGGGTCGCGCACGTATTCTGTGGCCATGTTGCTGCCCGAAACGCAACGCGATCTCGACCTACGGCGCCGGGTCGCGCCGATCTCCGGAATTCTCCTCGGCGGAACGCCCATCGGCGGCCCCTCTTTGGTTGAGCAAACGATCCCCCTATCAATCAGTTATCAGGCGGGGCTAGATCCAGGCAATACGCCATTCGCGGATATACGACAGGCGATGACGATCGTGGCAATTCGCGGGACTGTCGAGGTCCCCATAGGGGCCGCTGGCACCATTTCTATCGTCAAGGCCGCGAGCGGAACGGCTCTCAGTTCTGGCACCGTCCTTCATTCCGGCTCGTTCGACGCAAACGGCACCGCGGCGACGGAACAGCTGTTAACGGTCACGACTACATCGCTCGCGGCCGGGGATCGGCTGGGCCTTATCTCGACCGGGGGCAATTGGGCCGCCGGGAGCGCTGTCGGTGTCCTTACCGTGTTCGTGCAGTGAATCAGCGGCTGTTTTGGTTCCTATTCGCCATTTCGACGGCGATGATGCTGGCCATAAATGTCATGGGGAACGTAATCCTGCATCACGTGCCCCAGCTGGTCATAACCTTCGATCCACCGACGCCGTCGCTCTCGTCTGATGCGTCTGGAAGCACGGTGGTCAGCGCAGTCAATGTGACTTGGTCGAACGGGGCACCGTTCACGGGAACGATTGCCTTCACGACACCATTTTCTGACGATTCCTCGACGTTTGCGCTCTCCGGAAATAATGTGATCGTCAATCCGGATGGGCCGGGTCTCGGAGCCGATGGCGACACTACACAAATGGTTAGCATCGTCGCGACCCAATAATCGTAGGTAGCGCCTCATGGATCCGAGCGACGCGATCGAGCTCACGAATGCCTTTATCGATCCCGGGCTCGGCGGCAACGGAACCACAATCACCTTTACGCGGATCATCGACGTCAGGACGACGCCGCCGACCACCGTCTCGGCTTCATGCCCCGGCTTCGTGCGCAATTACCGACCACAGGAAATCATCCCGGGCGGCAGTCTTATGCAAGGCGATTCAAATATCGCCATCGAGGGCGACTCGATCCCTTCTCTCGCACAGCGCCTCGGCACGGCACCGCGCGCAACCGACAAGGTCAGCTACGCCGGGTTTCAGCGGAATGTGCAGGGCGTGGATGTGCTGAAAATCAGCGAGCAAGTCGTGAGGATCAATCTTTTGGTCAGAGGCTAAGAGAGGGGCGCGACAGATAATGCCGACCGAACCGATGGATAAGGCCCGTGTTATAAAGTTAATCCGGGACAAAATGAAGGCCTGGGGCCACAATAACGCGCCAGGGTGTCCGTGCTGTGCCACGGCCTATGGGCTGATCGAAGCTCTTGAGGTTGCTTATCCTGATCCTCGCGTTAGCGGCGGGGTGATTGTCACGGGGCCGAAATCGTGAGCGTCGGCACTTACCGGGCCTAACCGGGCCTAACCGGGCCTACCCCCCATCGCGCATAGACTTTGCATAATTCCGGGCGGGTTTGCAGATGCGAGCAAGCCGCCCGATCACCACCGCGCAGGCCACCGCGCTCGTCACACGCCTGCGCGAGCAGGACGTCCCGCGCCTCACAGCGAACCTGGCGCGGCAACAACTCGCCGCGCTGCAGGCCAAGCAAGGTCCGCCGTCGAGAACGCTGGTCGACGGGCGCCCTGGAGCGCCGCTCGATAGCGTCCGGCCGTTCGGCAACATTCGCTTTATCTTTCTCGACCTCGGCCCGATCCTCGATTGGATCTGGCACGAGCTCGTCACGCACTCGCCGATCGGCCCCGAGCGCGGTCAGCCTCACTATTTCCAGGTTCACTGGCTGATCGTCGACGGCGTTTGGGTCGACGTGCCTGAAGCCGCCGAGGCGATGCAAATCCGCGCGAATGCGGAATGCGTCTTCGTCAACGCCAGACCCTATGCGCGCAAGATCGAGCATGGCCTTTCGGTCCAGGCGCCAGACGGCGTCTACGAATTGACGGCCATGGCCGCGCGCGAGCGCTTCCCCGACGCGGCGATCACGTTCTCCTATGTCAGTGAGGGGGAGGTGCCCGTGCCGATCCCGTGGCCGGTCAAAGCCACCTATGCGTTCCCGAGCATTTCAGTGAGGGCATCGAGATGACGCTAGCGGCTGCACTGGACGTGGCATTGTTGATTGTCGTCAGCTTCGGCTTTGCCGGCCTGATCTACGTTCTGAACTCTCACCTCGAAGAAATGCACGAAGAGATCTCTGCCGCTCGACAGCTGAGCCATCTGCGCAATATCGCCGACGAGATTCAAACGACCCGCATCGCGACGGCCGGCGCACTCGGCGCGATCAATCGTACCGCGGCGACAACCAACGCGAAACTCGAAGCTATCGCCGCGGAGATGCGCACCCGGCGCTGATTATGGAGCATCGCAGTGACCGTCACGATTATCGAGTCGGAGCTGCGCAGCGCGCTCGAAGGCATCGTCACCGACTGGCCGATCCGCTGGCCCAACGAGCCGTGGCCGCCCGGTCTGAACCTTGATTTCTCCAACGGCAACCTGCCCGTAAACCCTGACGGATCGCCGCTGCCGTGCATCTACGCGAGGGTGATCCACGGCACCCCGCTCACCGCGATCGGCGGCGAAGGCAACCGCCAGGCGCGCCGCAACGGACTGCTCCAAATCCACTGCATCTACCCGCAAGGCATCGGCACCGTGGATCTGGACGCGCACGTAGACGCGATCGAGGCCGGGCTGAACCAGAAGACCATCATGCTCGACACGAGCTTGTGGGAGCGGCTCACGACGTATCCTGCACGCACCGACGACAATGTCGCCGCAGTCGAGGCGGCGAACCGCTTCGTCCGCACCGTCACTGTACCCTATGAATTCTTTTATCGCAGTTAAGGGCCTGTGCGGGCCTTTTTTATTGACCGACACGAATAATCACGGCGGAGAATACTTATGGCTCTTTCACTTCAGCGGCAATGGAACGCCTATGCAGCCTTCAAAGCCCAATCCGGCTTAGGGACACTTGCCACCGGCGCCGGCGCGAATTTCATCACTTTATCCGGCGGGACGGGCAACGTCACGCAGACGCCTATCAACTCGATCCTGGTCCGTCAGGACGGCATGTCGCTGCGCGGTCGGGGCGGCACATTCGCCACTGCGGGCCAGTACCCAGGTGAGCTGAATATGGGGAATTACGACTCCATATTCGAGGCGGTCATGCGCGGCACCTGGACGGGCGGCGGCTCGCTGGGCGGTCATATTCTGACCAACCCGCCAGCCGGCGCGCTGGTGCGCCGGTACTTCACGATCGAAGAGGTCGAGCTCGATCTCGGCATTTCCCAGGTCTACCAGGATTGCGTCTGGACGAAATTCGAGTTTAACGCCCAACCGAACGGCATGTTTATCACGACACCGTCGTGGATGGGGACCGGCGTAGCGACGAGCACGACCGGGGCGGCGTTCAATTTCAGCAGCCCGAGCTATGCCAATAACAGCTTCACGCCGCTGGCGGCGATCGATATGTCGATAAGCCTAGGTAACGGGCCCTTGCCCGGGACGCCAGTCTTGCAGGCCGACATTACCTCTTTCCAGATGACCGTCGATCTCGGCGCTGTAGCGCCTGCGGTGGCTGGATCCAAGGTCTCGCCGGACGTATTCGACGGCGTGATGAAGGTCTCGGTTCCGGGCTTCACGATCATGGAATCGAGCCTAGTGGCCTTCAACGATTTCATCAACGAAACGCCGCTGGCCCTGAGCTGCACCGTTACGGAGCCGTCGCCCGGAACCGGAGTCCTCAAGTTCACGATCCCCAACCTGACCTTGGGCCAAGCGACCAAATCCGAGATGAAGCGTGATGGCGGCCCTTTGACCAGGAACGTTCAGGTTCCGGATGCCCGCGTCGGTATCGACCTCTCGGGCGGGCCGAATGCCGCAACGATGGTGATCATCGAGCGCAGCACCTAAACCCTACCAACCTGCCCATTTCCAACTGTCGTTATTTTCTGAGGAGGCTATTTCATGGCTCGCACTGCTTTGACCCCCCAAGTCCTGCCGCTCGCCAGTGGCGCTTCCTATTTCCCGGCCCTGCCGATTACTGCGACTTCGGCTGACCTCGTTTTCACCGCTGGCGACAGCGGCAACGAGAACGTTGTCCCGATCGTCAGCGGCAAGACCGTGGTGCTCGCGTTTAATGCGCACGCCACCACTACCTTCACCTTGTCGATCATCTCGGTGGCGGACGCTCAGGGCCGCACCGGCGACATCACGAACTATGCGATCCTTGCGCAGAAGACTTCCTGCTTTGGGCCATTTCAGACGACGCCAGCCGGCTGGAACAACACTTCCCCGGCTGGGCTCTACTTGAACCCGACCTCGACCAACGTCCAATTTGCAGTTCTGACTCTGCCGTAAGGTATATTCAAGCAGCCGACTACGGCGGGGCTATCGCTCCGCCGGCTTTTCCTTGCCAAGGGAGATCGAATGGATTCCAAAGAGGCTCTCGTTGGAGTCCATCTCCACGAACCCGGCCGCCTGTCGCGGTGGGGCGTCGTGGATGTCGGCCTGAAGTGCGTCCATAGCTGTCAGTGGTGCTACTACTCCTGGTTGAATGATGAGGCTGATCAGTTCGCCGGGATGCGCACGGCCGAGTTCCACTCGACCGACCATATCAAGCGGCTCGCTTCGTCCCTCAACGCCAACGGCTTCCTCGGCTTCGACGTCACCGGCGGCGAGCCGTGTCTCCACCCGGGGATCGTTGAGCTCGTCGTGCACGCCCGCAAGGTCGGCCTCGCGCCGCGCATCATCACGCTCGGGCAATACCTGAAGCGAAAGATGAAATCAGCGGCGGGGTATCCGACGCTGCTCGCTGGCCTACTTGACGCCGGCGTGGCCGATTTCCTGCTGTCGATTCATGCCGTCGACGAGGAGCGATTCTCATCGATCACCGGCGGCTCTTGGCGGCAATTGCTGGCGGCGATGGCCGATCTCGACGCCGGGTTCGACTACGGCACCAACACGACGGTGTGCGAAGAGAACTTTCGATTGCTGCCGCAGATCGCGCGCGAGATCGCCGCGCACCGCGTCTACATCGCGAATTTTATCATAATGAACGCCTACCACGCCTGGTCGCGACCTGGCGGCAAGGCGACAGAGGTGCAAGCGCATTACAGCGAGGTGCGACCCTATCTGATTGAAGCCCGCGACATCCTCGAGGCCGCCGGCATCGCCGTCAACGTCCGCTACGCGCCGCTGTGCACGATGCGGGGGCTCGAGCGAAACCTCGTGGGCGTCGTCGGCGTGCGCCACGACCCGCACGAGTGGATGAACGCGATCGACCACATGGCGAAGCCCGGTGCGGCCGATCCCGAGGTGATGGGCCGGCGGCTGCCGCTGCGGGATCACGAGACGCATTATCCACTCAAAGTGAACATGACGATGCCCGACCCAACCGATAAACGGCCGGACATTATCGCGGCCCGCGGCGCCGGCAAGGTCTTCACGGCGAAGAAATGCGGCTCTTGCCGCGCGATGCCAGTCTGCGATGGGGTCGACGGCAATTACCTCTCACGGCGCGGCGACGGCGAGCTGGAGCCATACGACACATTCCGGGGCGATCTGATCGACCGCGAGCGACTACGGTACCGCGCGGCGCACGTCGTCAAGGTGGAGCCGTTCGCGGACGCTCGGACAGTGGTGCGGGAACTTTTGCCATGAGCCTCATGGCATCTGGAATCCTATTCTGGACAATAGTTGCCTTCTCCCAAGGCACCGTCCAGGAGATTGGAAACGCATATCCAACCGCGGCGCTGTGCAGGGCTGATCTGAAGTCCTGGTATCCAATCTTTCGGCGGTGGCCCGACAGCAATGTCGTGTTCGATTGCTGGCCCAAACAGCTGTAAACCGTTTGCGATGCGGTCTATCGTCTGTCATCGCATCGCCCTGATGCGCGCGGCGATTTCGGCGCCGCCAGCCTCGGGGTAATGTTCGGCGATGATCGCGCAGCACTCGCGCTCTGTGTCGATCAACATCGCGACCGCATCGCGCAGCCCGAGGCCCCCAAGGAAGGCGTGCCAGATGCGGCGGTGTTGCAGGACGGCCTCTGCGGCTGCGAGGGCGCGTTTGCTCGGAACAGAATCAGCCAGTTCCGTGCTACCGCCGCCGGTCAGCCGGATCGTTTCGCAGGTCATCTCGTCAGATCAACTCCTTCTCTTTGGCGAGCCATCCTGAATTTGCGGGATCCTTCCGTAACCATCGCCGCCGCCACCATTTTCCAACACCGCTGTCGGGCTTGCGATAAGGATAAATCCCGCCGATCGCACGTCGGATGACGCGCTGAGGCAGCTCAGGCGTAGACGCCGGTGTGCTGACCGATCGCTCAAGACGGCGCAGCGCGGCTTGCAACCTATCGATTTCTGATTGGCTTATTAATCTGGCTGTATCAGCGGGAAAGATGATCATGGCCGGTTATGATACAGATAAGTCCCAAAAGCTATGGCATCCGATGATAACGGCGGCGATTGCAATGGTACTGGCCATCGGATTTGCCATCGGCGGCTATAAGGCCGGGTTTGAGCGCGGCTTTGATCACGCCAGGATCGAGTATGTCGACGTTCCGATGGAGGTTCCTGTTCCCGGTCCGACAATCGTAAAGAAGGTCTTCGTCCCGAAGCCGCGGTATTGCCCGTCCGTAGCCGACGCGCTCAACGAATATGAGGCGATCATCCGGCCTTAACGATCTCGGCAAGAATGGCTTCGTAGAGGCCAATGTCGTTTAGCGCGTCCGCCTGAGCATTCTGATCGGCCGGATTGTCCGCGATGGACATAAGGCGCTCGATTTCATGCCTGATCGCCTCGGCGACGTATCGAATAGACTTGCCGCCCCGCAAAACAAATTCGGTGGTTTGCAAAAAATGTGGCTCCTGCCTTCACGTAGGCGCGTCGCCAACCTACAGCGTTTCTTCGCCACCTACAACGCGACAGGCGGCTCGACGCCCGGTATGCTCCTAGTCGACGTCGCGGATTACGCCGACAATTGCGCCGCCTACGACGCGCTCGAACTGCCACTCGGCTGGTTCGTCCATTACACGCACGGCGAGACCCAGGGTGAAAAGATCACCATGGTCTGGGAGCAGGTCGTAGACTGCGCCTGGCTCGGGCTGATCGGCGACGACTGCGTTCCCGAGACCCCGGCCTGGGACAGGCGGCTGGTCGCCCAGCTCGACGGGTCCAACTTCGTCGCTTGCAACGACGGCTGGCAGGCGCCGAATCGCATCGGGAATTGCTGGGTCATCTCGGGCCCGCTTGTGCGCGCGATCGGCTACATCTTTCCGCCTGGGCTGCATCACCTCTACGTCGACGACGTATGGGAGACCATCGGCCGCGAGGCCGAGTGCTCGACGATGGACATGGGCGTCATGGTCCGGCACCGCCACGTGCTCAAGGGCGATGCGCCAGCCGACGAGACGCACGAGAAGGTGTACGGCGTCAATTACCCCACCCAGCCCGCTGGCGGGCTGTGGGCGTCGGATGCGGGCGTCTTCAGGGAATGGCTCGAAGACGAACGCCACGTCGCCGTCGCGGCCGCTCGGAAGCTGCGCCAGGCGACGCCAGCCGCTCCAGCGATCGGGGGCTCGCCCGATCACTCCGTAGAGCTCGCGAGGATCGAATACCTCAAGACCTGCAAGGCTATGATCCTGACGCCGCACGGCGGGCGGCCGGTCTGGCAATACGCCGACTCCTACGGCGCGACGATACGCGACTTCGAGCGCCTCGGCGTCGAGTGGGATCGGCGCCGCGTCATCGGCATGTCAAATATTCCGAAGGCGAGGAACTTCCTGATAGCACAGTTCATGGCCGCCAAGACCTCCGATGGTGGCCAGTTCACCCATGCGCTGCTGATCGACGACGATATGGGGTGGGCTCCGCAATCGGCGCTGCGTCTCATTATGGCTCAGCACGATGTCATTGCCGCTGTCGGGCGAAAGAAAGATGCGCGGCCGAATAGCGATGCCGGCGTCTGGTGCTTTTTTGCGCCGCGCAACGCGGTGATGGAATGGGATGCCTTGGGGAACTTCACGACCGAAGGCACCAAAGCCGGCGCAGCCTTTATGGTCATCCAGCGTCATGTAATCGAGAAGATGATCGGCGCGCACCCGGAATGGAAGCGCCCACTGCCGGCCTCGATCGACCCCGAGATCACAAAATATTATTACAAGTTGTTTCTGAATGACCCTGATGATCTGAACGATGGCGGCGAGGACTTCGCGTTCTGCGAGCGCTGGAATGATCTCGGCGGCAGAGTGTGGATCGACCCGTCGATAACGCTGAGCCACATCGGCGAGACCGATTACAGCGGCACGCTCGGCGAGTTATTGCAGCAGCATATGACCGGTTGATCACGGTGGCGGTAAAATGAAGTAGGCCTCGGGCTCGCCGCTCGGGTTGTTGAACTTAATAATCAACCATCTCCCATCTGGAAGCGTACAGCATCGCCCGATATGAGTCCCTACGACCGGGGGTTGGGCACGATCAATGCTTTTCCTTACCTCTCCGGTCGCCAACTCAATCGGATGCCAGTCGGTCATTTCAGGTATCTCCTCATTGCAGGAAAGCATTGTCCATGATTCATATTGCTGACATTGTGCTCGTCAACCGTAGCACTGTTCTGCAGGATCACGAAATCGAGTCGGTGATCCCCGCATTCCAGGCGCAAGTGACCGAGGACTGGCTGCCGCATTGGCCGGGCCGTGGTACAACGCTGCAGTTCGCCGGGAAAGATGCCTCAATTCCAATGGGCATGTGGCCGCTGTTCATCCTAGACCATACCGACATTCCCGATGCCGGTGGATATCATGATGATGACGGCAGCCTCGTGCAAGGCAAGGTCTTTGCCGCTGACGCGATCGAGCGCGGTGAGGCGTGGACCGTCGATGCAACGCACGAACTGCTCGAAATGCTCGGCGACCCCCAGGTCAATGCCATCTTCCCGATCCCATACACGCCGCTGCATTGCCTCCAGGAAGTCTGCGATGCCGTCGAGTCCGACCAATACGCCTACGAAAAGATGGGCGTCAAGGTAACGGACTTTGTGCTGCCGGGCTATTTCACCGGCAAGGGCGGCCCGACCTTCGATTTCATGGGTAAGCTGCCCGGCCATGTCCCGACATTGCTGCACGGCGGCTATCTCGGGATCCAGCTGCCGGACGGACAATGGACCCAGATCGTCAAGCGCGAGGAAAATGGCCTCATGAGCCGGCGCGCGCGGCACAGCCATCGGATGATTGGGCGTCTGAAGTAATTACTCCGGCCGCCCTCACGGTTTCACGTACGGCGTCGGCTGCGGCAGGTAAACGGCAGCAACTCTATCTAATTCTGTATAGCCACCCAAGGCACCCGTAAGCCAACCATCGATTTTGCCGTCGTAAAATGCAGTGAACCAACCGCGAGTATCAGGGTACTCGCTATCGTTCCACACCAGGAACCGCTCGCCGGTCTTCTGCGCCTCGGTGATCGGCTGCGGCTCGGGCCATTCCTCGAAGCCTGGGAAGCGCAGATATTTGGTCGGTGCCGTGAGGTCGTAATCGACGAGACGGCCGGCTAGCGTCGCCTCAGCGGTTACTGAGCGGCGAACGACACGATCGCCGATCTCGGCGATCCATTTAGGGTCGATCGGCCGATCGTCGCCGAAGCCGTACCACTCGGCAACTCTGGGGTCACCTTCCCAATAAGCGACGACCCAGTCGCCGCCTGTGTCCCTTATCCAATAGGCTCCAGACTCCCGATCAGCCATTGCCGCCTCCTACCAAAGGTTCTGCATGTCTACCACAAAACGAGGTTCCATGTCCGAGACTAATGCTGGCGCGGCGTTCGATCTTTCCTCGCTGGCCTATGCCGATACTGCAGTGATGGAGGTCGAGCATCCGGTCACCGGCGAGCCGACGGGCTGGAAAATCACCTTCGCCGGGCCGGGCCACCCGATCAGCGTCGAGCTCGGCGACGAGATCGCTCGTCGCGCGATCCGGGACCGAAAGGCGAAGGAGGCGGCCCAGGTCAATGGCCGCAAGTGGAAGCCCGAAGACGAGACGCCCGAGCAGAACCGCGAAGAGAATGCCAAGTTCTATGCCAAGCGTATGCTCGGCTGGGAACCGGCGGTGCGGCTGGTCAAGGACGAGCCGCCGCTCGAATTCGCGCACACGGCCGCCATAAAGCTGCTCGCCTCGCCGAGTTATTTTTGGCTATACCGCCAAGTCGCACAATTCCTAGCGGCTGACGTGGGGTTTATCCACAGCTCCAAAGAGAACTGATCAAAGCTGCCTCGCATCAGTTCGAGCTCAATATCCCGGATAAGCGCGGTCTCGCGCTGCGCGTGTCAATGGAAAAGGAGCTGGAGCGCCTGGAAAGGCGACTGGACGATCCTCGGCTGACCCGGCCCAACGATGAGGCCGATTATGCGAAGATGCGGACGGATCTAGATGGGCCCGCGTTCCCCGAAGGCAGCGAATATCTATACCGGTGGTTTTCCGAGGCATCGGCCGGGCGCGGCTCCAACGGCTGGGGCCCGAACTGCCTGACCGCGACCGAAATAGCAGCCTGGGCTGGATTGGCGGGGCACCGGCTCACACCATGGGAATTCGGCGTTATCCGGGCGCTCGACGGCGAATGGCTGGCGATCTATTCGGAATTGCACAAACCGGACCCGAAATCCCAAACGCCAAACCGATAAACCCCGCAGTCGCCGGAGATCAGCATGGCCGATCAGATGATCGTCGAGCTGATTCTGGATGCAGCCCCGGCTGTTCGTGGTGCGCAAGAGTTCGAGACAGCGACGGGCCGGGTTCAGCGCTCATCAGAGCAGGCCACCGCGGCTGTTGATAGGCTCGGCCAGGCAGTCGACCAAACTGGTGCTCGTATGGCCCGGGCCGGCCAGACGACAGGCGCCACGGCTCTCGATCAGCAAATCGCCGGTGTCGGCAAATACCAAGCGGCGCTTAAAGAACTCGCGGACGCGCACGAGCAGACCATCCGCCGGATGCAACAGGGCGCGTTCAACGTGTTCGACGCGCAGGCGGCGCTGGGATCGCTTACTCAGATTCGCCAGAATATCCAGGCTGGGAGAGTCCCGGAGCCTGGCGGAATCTCCGCTATGCCGTTCGAGCGGTCGCTCGCGCCCACCGCGGTAACAGCAGCGGCCCTCGCGCCCCTAACCGATGCGGCGCTGAGCAGCATCCACCCCGGCGGTCCGCTAACACAGGCCACCCGGTTCGTACGGCAAGCGCAGACTGCAGATTCGACGGCCGGCGCCGATATCGCAAAGCTCCACGCCTCGGAGTCGGTCGCGGCCGCGGCCACACCTTCGGCAGCGCAAGCGGCGGGGAGTATCGCGGCGGCATCGCCAGCCCCGGAACAGCTTTTGGCGACCGAGATCGCAGGGTTGGCGGCGGCAAACAGCCGGGCCGCAGCGGCGACGGAAGCGTCTGCAACTCAAGCCCGAAATGCTGTCGCGCAAGCCGCAACGGCGGGTCCCCAGGTCGCCGCGGCGGTTTCCCCTCCAGCGGGACCCCCTCCTCCGCCGCGCCGTGCTGTCACGGACGAGGAGCGGCAAAGCCTCGGCACGATAGCCGGGGCCGAGGCGCGCGCCGAGAGCATCGGGACTATTGCGGTCGCTTCCGCCGCGCATGACGCGGCGATGGCCGGGCAGCGCGCAAGCCTTCAGTCCATCGAAGATGCGGCGGCACAACACGCGAGAGGCCCGACGGGTATCAATGTCGGCGCCTTTAACGCGGCGCGCGCGCCGCTAGAACTCACCAATCCGATCAACCAAGTCGACGTCGAGGCGTGGAACAAAGCCCGGCAAGGAGCCGACTCCTATTGGACTAGCTTGAAGAACCTGTTCACCGGCATTCGAGGTGGCGCTGGCGATTTACATGCCGGCGCGGCGGCTACCGAGGAATTGGCTAGTGCTGGCGAACATGCCGCTGGAGCCGGCGGCCGGGTGCGCGAAGGGTTCGTGATAATTCGCGAGCTTTTTCGGGGCGATCTCACCCGATTGATCGGCTCGGCGACCATTGAAATACAACGCTTCGGCGCACTGGGACTTCTCTTAAATCCGGCCGTGCTGGGCGTAGCCGCAGTGATCGGCGTGCTGGCAGACGCCGCTTATAAAGCGACTCAGGTCGAGGCGAATCTTCGATCATTCGGCGCGACTGTCAAGGTGATGGGCGACGGCAGCCTGACCAGTGCGGCCGAGCTGGAAAAATTCACCGAGCAGCTAGAGCACACCGGCGTCTCAGGCGAGGACGCAAAGAAGACCATAACGGAGATTTCTCGCTCCGGCTTCGTCCGGCCCGGTCAATCCACGGGAGATTTCGCGGGACTCGCCAGGGATATTGCAGAGTATAACGGCGAAGGCGCGGCGGGCACGCCAGTTGCTGCCGAGAACCTGATAAAAGCCTTCGGTGGCGGCGTCGACGAAGCTGTCAAATTCGCAGAATCGCTGCACGCCCTCAGCGCCTCTCAGATCGCCAACATTCATTATCTCGATCAGCATGCGCAATCGGCAGAAGCCCTCCGCCAGGTGTATGCCGCGCTGCGGGCAACTATCCCGGCATTCACAGAAGATTTAAGCCCGCTCGGCGCGGCGCTCCTAGAAGTTAAGAACGCTTGGAAAGATTTTATTCTAGACCTGTCGCACAGTGACGTTCCGGGAGTCATAAGCTCCCAAATAAAACTCATGCTTGGCGATGTGAAGGAATTCATCACATCGATTCAAGGGCTTGCCGATTCAATAGGGAAACTCTCGGCGCCGTTCTCGCATTCCGCGGCTGGCGCGCGCGCAGAGTTATTTCCTGAATATGGTCCGGGCTCTGGGAACCCAGAGCCGGGCGCGGCCGCCACACTACCTCCGCGGCCGCTAACCGGCGGCGCTGAGGTCAAACAGGCTGACTTCCTCAATTACGCGACTGGCTCCCTCGGGTTTACTCCCAGCCAGGCGGCGGCGCTCGCTGGACAAGCCCGTCAGGAATCTGGGTTCAATACCGGCGCCGGATTGGGGACCCCCCACCAAGGCCTGTTCCAGTGGGACAGCGAGCGATGGGGCCAGATGCAGGCCTGGGCACAACTCAACGGCCTCGACCCGATGGATTATCGGACCCAGCTGCAGTTCGCAAAAAAGGAGATCCAAACCAAGGCGCCAGAGTTCTTCTCGGCCTCTACGCTTGGAGAGCAGAACTCGATTTTAACAAAAAAATTCGAGGGCGCCGGCAATTACGAGAAGGAAGTGCCGCAGCGGCTTGCCTTCGCCGAGCAGGCATTGGGCACCTCGACGACGCCGTTCCGGCCGACCGAGACGCAAAACTCCGCAATTGAGACACAGAACCAGAAACTCAAAGACCAGATAGCCATCCTCTCTCAGCTTCCAGGAGTCGAGCGCGAGGCGGCGCAGGAGCGGCAACGCCTGCAAGATGTGGCAGCGAAGGAATTGCCGCTCGGCGATCAAAACAGATTCGTGCAAGAGGGGATGCTCGGCTTCTGGCAAAAACTGGCTACCGCGCAAGAGACGCAGCACCGGCTGAACGAACAGGAAGTCGCCGACAACATCAAGATCGGCGCATCATTCCAGACGAGCATCGCGGAAGGTTACCGCTACCAAGCGCTGATCGAAGCCCGCCGGCAGATTGCCGCCAAGGGCGGATCGCCGGCCGAGATCCCGACTGCGCAACAAGATATCCTCAGCCGGCAAGCGGTCGCTGCGACAGAAACCGGCCGTGAGCGGATTGCTTTATCCGAACCGGCGATCGCCGCGCAGGAACGCCTCGCGGCCGCGGCATTACAGAGCCGAGACGCCGAGGAAAAGGCGCGAATCGAGGCCGCCGCCGCCGCTCAAACCCAAGATGCGTTAAACCGGGCGGTGGCGTCGACGAAGCTGTCCTACATAGCGGTAGCGCGGGACATCGACGCGGCGGCGCAAGCGCAAGAACGGCGCCGCGCCGCGGCAGAGCAGACGATCGAAGCCGGCCACCAACTCCAGGGCAACCGGGATCAGTCTCAGGTTCTCGCCCTCGAATTGTCGATCCAAGGCCAGAGCAGCGACGCGATCCGTACGCAGGTCGAGCTACTTCGCGCCCGGCAGGAAATCGAGCAGCGCTATACGGAACTGACGCAAGGCCAGCGCGACGCGATCTACGCGAGTACGGCTGCCGTCATCCAGCAGAACGCCGCGCTAACCCAGGCCCAGGAAGCTACCGCCAGGCTCAACGAGGCGTTCCGCTCGGTCGCCGGGGTTGTCGACGGCGAGCTCGCGAACTCGATCCGCAACGCGCTGATCCGCACGCCGGTTGAAGCGGGCGAGCACATCAAGCATTATTGGGACGAGTTCAGGGCTGGCCTCAAGGCAACGCTCGGCGATATTGCCTCGCAAATCGCGCAGCTGGCGTTCATCAAGCCCGTAACCGGCACGCTCGCGGGCGCCCTCGGTTTTGGGCAGGCCGCACAACAAATCGGGACCTTTGGCGGCCTCAATCCGGGGGCTGCGTCGGCAGGAGGGATCTCGGGCTCACAGATCACCGTCACCGCCAGCGGCCTTTCGAGCGGCTCTGGCATCTTCAACGCGACGCAAGGCGGCTACGTCTTTCAGAGCGGCAGCGGCAACAACCTCAATCTTCAGGGAGCCACCGCCCCGGCCGCCTCTAGCGGAGGAACCGCCCCGGCACCCAGCCCCGCCGGGCTTTCCGATCAACAGTTCCAGGCGCTGCTTAGCGCCGCCATTGTGCCAACCGGGGCACAGCAACCGGCCGCATCGATCTCGGCGAGCGTCCCCGCGTTGGCCGCGGCAGCGAGCGGCGAGGCGCAACCCACAGCGGCAGCGGCAACGGCCGAGGCGGGCGCGGCCGGCCCGACCGTGTTCCTGATCCCGGGCACCGAGACGCCGATCGCGAGTGCAGCCAGCATCGCGCCGCAAGCCGCTCCCTCTGCGGCCGGCGCGGCACAGGCCGGTCAGCCCGCGCCGACCGCGGCGACAGCCACACCAGCCGCGGCCACATCCGGTCTCGGCAGTCTTCAGAACATCGGCTCGTTGGCCGGGCTGATCGAAAAGCTGAACAGCAACCTTCCTGGCTTCCTGCCAGATTTCTTGAGCGGCGGAAGTGGAGGAGGAGGCGGCCTGTTCGGCAACGTCGGCAGCTTCTTTTCGAACCTCGGCCCCAACCTCGGGTTTGCTTCGGCGGCCGGACCGATCGGAGGAATATCGGGAGCACCGTTCTCGGCCAGTGTTGCGGGCCCGTCCGTTCCCTTCGAATTGGGCGGGAGCGCGAATGCGGTCTCGCAGGGCAGCCTCTTCGGCCTATCGACCAGCGCCACGCTCGGATCGGTCCTGGCCGGCGCGGGCGCCGGCTTTGGGGCCGGATCGCTCCTCAATTCGCTGCTCGGCGGGAACGCCGTAGGTGGGAATATAGGGAGCGCCGGCGGCGGCGCGGCCGGTGCCCTTATCGGCTCGATCGTGCCGGGCGTGGGGACGCTGATAGGCGGCCTTTTAGGCGGTCTTTTTGGTGGCGGCGTAGGCGGCCTTTTTGGCGGCGGCCCCCCTGGCCAATCCGCAGGTGCAGTTATCGGCCCGACCGGGCAAGTCCAAACGAACACGGTGGGCGGCAGCGCGGCCAACATTCAGCAATCTCAGCAGGTAGCCGACCAGATCGGTAGCTTCGTGCGCGCCCTGAGCCAGCTGACCAACGCGCAAGGTCAGCCGATTGGCACAAATCTTTCGACTGCCGTCGTCAGCTCCGACAACAGGACCGGAATCAGGGTCACCGGGTCAGGCATCGCGGGCGGCCGATACGATCAGAACGCCGCTGGTGCGGTGCAGCAAACCGAGCTTCAGATCATCCAAAGCCTGACGAATGTCAGCGGGACGCTGGGGCAGGTCCTCAAAAACATCAACGATCCGTCGCAGCTTCAGGCGGCGGTCCAGTTCGCCGATGTCTACGACAAGCTGAACGTCACCGAGGCGCAACTGACGGCGAGCCTCAACGGCAACGTGAATGCCGTCGGGCCGTTTGCCCAAGCCCTTACTCAGATCAACGCGACCTTCAGCCAGCTGACCTCTCAGGCGGCGCAATTCGGCGTGGATACCGCGCCGATCGCGAACGGCTTGAAGGCGGTCATCAAGACCCTCAATACCGATTTCACGACCTCTCTCGATGAGGCGTTCCAAACCGCGATAAGCGGCGGCAACGATTTCGTCGCCGCGCTGGTCAAGGTGCACCAGGCCTTTCTCCAAAACACCTCGGACGCCGCAGCGCTCGGCGTGTCGGATCAGACGAACCAACAGATCAAAGGCATCGCCGCGCTTCAGGCGGGAACGACGCTCGCGACTCTCGGCGTCGATCAGCTGACGATGGTCATTAAGGATCTCGGCCAGGTCGCGCCGGAAATCGCCGCGCAAGCGCAAGCCCTGATCGACAGCGGCAACGCCCTGCCGGATATCCTGACGCAAGCCATTCAGGCTCTGACCGACCCGCTCCAGCTGGCCATCGAGAAGGAAAAGGCGGCGGGGCAGGAGAGGATCGCGGTCGCGCAGCAGACCGGCCAGGACCTCGTCAAGGTCGAGGAACTCAACTCCGCAAACATGATCCAGGCGGTGCTGAGCAACCTCAGCAATCCGACCGCGCTCAACGCGCTCGTCTACCCGAACAACCTGAAGGCACAGGAGACGCTGCAGGCCGCGCCAACCCTGGCGGGCCTCAGCGGGCAGCAACTGACCGCGCTCATCGGTGCCTCGGCCAACGTTGCGCCCGACCTGGCCGCGCTCGCGCAGCAATTCATCATCACAGGCACCGAACTGCCTGACACCATCACCCAGGCGCTCGAGGGGATCGTCAACCCGATCGCCCTCGCGATCCAACAGCAGGCCGCGCAAGCTCAGGGTCGCAACGAGGTGCAACGGGCCACCGGGCAGAACGCGAGCGCTGTCGCCGCGCTCAACACGGCCTCGATCGTGCAAGCCATCGTGCAGCAAATCAGCAATCCCGCGGCGCTGCAGGCGCTTGTCGCGCACGGCAGCCCGGAAGGGATCGCCGCGCTGCAAGCCGGTCCGGCGATCGCCGGACTCGGTACCGACCAGCTGCAGGCACTCCTCGCCGCGCTCGGCACGGTCGCCCCCGAGCTTACGACCATGATCAACGCGCTCATCTCGAGCGGCAACGCCCTTCCCGATGCCCTCTCGCAGGCGACCGAGGCCATCACCGAGGCGGGCGTGCTCGCCGTGCAGAAGGCCCAGGCGCTCGCCTTTGAACAGATCCAAGCCGCGCCTGCCGCTGGCCAAAATGTCGCCGAGGCCCAGCAGCTCGGCGCGGCCGAGGTGGCGCAAGCGACAGCGCAAGCGACCGGCACTCAGATTCCGCTCGGCCCGCTGCCGGATTGGGTCGGCCAGCTCGAGGAAGCGGTCACCGCCCCGCTGCAGCTCGCCATCCAAAAGGAGCAGGCCGCCGGCATTCAGCGTGTGCAGATAGCCGAGGCGACGGGCGCCAATCTCGTGCGCGTCCAACAGGAGAATGCCGACGCTATCGCGCAAATCTGGTACCAGGCGACGCAGCAGCTCACCAGCCTGAAGAACGAGATCACCGGCGGTTCGCTGTCCGGTCTGACCGCGGCCAATCAGGTGACCGCCGCGCTCGAGCAGTTCAACACGGTGCTCGCGCTCGTCCAGGGCGGCAACACGAGCTTCATCAACGAACTCTCATCGGCCGGCCAGGCGGCCGTGCAAGCCTCCCAGCAGGCTTATGGCAACGGCCCGCAAACCGCCTCGGTGCGCGAGCAGGTGCTCGCCTCGATCTCACCGTTCCTGGTATCCGCGAGCGGCTATCCGACGGGCCAAGCGAGCGCGCTCGCCAACGGAACCGCTGCGAGCGCGACCGCGACGGGCACCACGAGCGATCTTCGGGCGAACACTTCCGCGCTGCAAAACCTGACGAGCGCGCTTACCGGCGCGGCCGCGGGGTCAGCTGGCGGGACGACTGGAGGCACCGGTACCGTCGGCGCGGCCGCTGCCCCAGCCGCGACTGCCGGGACCGGCTCGGCCACAACATCCAACGGCACCGGGCTGGCGACCCCGGCCGGGACCCAGCTCTATTCGATCTCACAACCTTCCGGCCCGTCCTACGTCGGTGACCTGACACCGCAAAACCTCGCCTGGTGGCAGAACGCTGGCGCCACGGTGACGCCCTCCACGGGAGCGCTCCCGACGCCGCGCGCGGGCGCCGCGCTCTACAGCATCACCCAGAGCTCGGCGAGCAACCCGACCGCGCCCGATTACGTCGGCGATCTCACCCCCGCCGATGTGGCTTGGTGGCAGAACGCCGGAGCCACGGTCACGCCCTATACAGCGCCCGCGGCCGCCGCGTCGTCGGCGACATTGGCGACAACGGCGACATCGGGAGCGTCTTCGTCGAGCAGCCTGACGACAAACCCGGTCACCGGTCAGAGTTTCACCGGGTCCGGCATCACCGCAGTCCAGCCCAATTTCCCGCTCTACCCGAGCGCCTCGACGCTCAGCAGCGCGCTGGCCGACGCCGTCGCCGGCGCCGCGAGCGATGCGGACTGGACCGTCATCAACCAAGCCGTGCAGGCCGGCATCCTCTCGCCGACCTCGCAGCCGGGCTATGCGCTCGTCATCGAGCAGGCCCAGCAGTGGGCAGCGGGGCGGGCGGCGAACCCGAGCCAGCTGCTCTCCCAGGCCCTCTCAGATGCGCTCAACGGCACGCCGACGCTCCAGGAGTGGGCGCTCATCAACCAGGCGATCAACTCCGGCCTCTTGAACCCGACCTCTGAGCCGCAATACGCCACGATCATCCAGCGAGCCCGTGCCATCGCCAACGCGCAGGCCACCTCGCTCAGCCAAATACCCAACAACCAGACTGCCTACAACACGCTCATAAAAGGGCTGCCGGCCTTTGCCGAAGGCACAGGGAGCACGCCACCTGGCGCGATCCTCGTCGGCGAGCAGGGCCCGGAATGGTACCGCGCCGCGAACGATAATTCCTGGTCGCAGGTCGGGGTCCACGGGCCGCAGATCCTCGACCAGCCGGGCGGCGCAACGATAATCCCGTTCCCGCTCACCCCGCCCGAGGGGCGGGCCTTCGCCCTCGGCACCACAGATTGGCGGTCGCCGACCTATTCGTGGGCCGGCGGTCAAGCGGGCGGCGGAGCACCCGATGCGACCTCGGCCGAGACGATCGCGAAGCTGACCGCGATCATCACCGAGCTGCAGGCTGGCCGGAAGCAACTCCAAGGCGGTCAGGTCCAGGCCGCGCAGGACGCGCGCGCCGGCAATACGCACCTTGCTGAGATCCGCCGCACCGTCGGGACAACCATCGCCGCGCCGGTTCCGCGCCGCGCCGTAGGGTAAGCAATTGAGCATACTCGTCCCCGACCGCGTCCTCCAGACGACGACGACGGTTGGGACGGGGGCCTATACGCTCGACGCGCCGACCGGGCCATTCCGCGCCTTTAATGCGGTCTACGGCAATGGAGCGGTCGTCCCCTATTGCGCCACCGACAATCAATTCGGCTTCGAGATCGGTGTAGGCACGCTGACCCTCGGCACGCCCAACACGATCGCGCGGGCGACCATTCTGTTGAGCTCGAACGCCAACAGCGCCGTCAACTGGACCGGCATGACCAAGCAAATTTTTGCTTGGGATATTTCGGGCAGCGCCTATGTCGCGACGTTCACCGGCTCAAAATCCGTCCTGCTGCAGGATTGGGGTACATCGTTCGTCTTCACTGGCGCCTCGACCGGCACCTTTACGCTGCCCGCGCTATCGACCGTGCCGCAAGGCTATTGTGTTAAGCTGAAGAATTCCGGGACGGCGGCGTGCAACGCTACGCCCCACACCGGCGATCAGATCGAGAACTTCGGCGTCTCGACGGCATATTCGCACAGTCCAGGGTCTTCCGCGACCTACGCGTCGGACCTTTCGGTATGGCGGCAGATTGATCGCATTGATGTCAACGCAGGAATAACCATCCACCGCGTGAGCAGCGGATCGAGCGACACTCTCTCGGCCCTGTCGGCGCCTCGCACCCAGATCACCTGGGAGAGCAGCTCGGGCGCCGCTAAGAGCCAGGGCATTCCCGACCCGACCGCCTATGACGGCTATGATCTCGACATTTTTGACTATTTCGGCGACTCAGGCGCTCACCCGATAACGATTACGCCAGGCGGCACCGGGACGATCACTGCCGCCGGCCTTGGCTCCCAGGCCACAATAGGGCTCGCTTCGCCCTACGGCAATTTGTCATTGCGCGCGATTGCCGCGCTCAACACGTGGATAGTCCGTTGATGCGCAATCTGATCTTCGGCGCGCTGATGCTTCTACTGAGCGCGTCAGCGGCGCTCGCGACCAATCTCCCGACGTTAAACAACGATGCGACGGTAGACTGCACCCTGACCGGCACCGGCACATGCGCCCTTCTGACGAATGGGGCCGGCACGGTCAGCTTCAACCTGTCGAGCAGCGGCGCGAGCGGGCTCACCTATAATTTTCAGGGCACCTCTGACGGGACGCATTGGTTCACCGTTTCATACGCGGATCCCACGGCGACCCCGCCACTCGCCTTTGTCAACAGCACCTTGAGCGCGACCGCCGGCCAATGGCTCATCGCCGCCGGCGGCCTGCAAAAGGTGCGGCTCAACCTGACCGCCTATAGCGCCGGCACCCTGACTGTTCACGGCGAGGCCGGTTCCGGATCGACCATCGCCTATACCGTAGGCGGCGATATTCTCGCAGGAGCTGTGTCGAGTTCGAAGCTCAACACTCGTTCTTATTTCAGCACGGGCAACGCCGACGCACAGGCTCATGTGTGCGGGTCTTACAAATTCGTGCATATCACCAGCGCGACGGACACCCAAGTGCTGGCCGCATCTGGATCGACGAATATTTTCGTCTGCGATTTCGAGTTCTCGGCGGGCGGGGCCGTAAACTTCTTCCTTGAGAAAGGCACGTCGGGAACGTGCGGAGGGCTGACGCAGATCGGCATCCTCCATCAAGCCACGGCAAACATGACCGCCAAGGCCTCGAATGCCTTCTACCGCGGCCTCAACACCGGCGCGAGCAACCAGCTTTGCGTGAATACGAGTTCGACCGGCCCGCTGGATTTCGGCGTTTTCTACGATCAATATTAGGAGCCTTGCTAATGCTGCGCGGGTTGAAGGCCCTTATTCTAGTAGCTGCTCTTACGCTGCCGATAGCGGCCGCAAACGCGGTCACCGTATATTTCGCGGGAGGAGAGGACACCAGCTTTACTGCCGTAGGTGCGGCCATTGGCGTGCGGACTTCCTCCGAGTTTCGGAGCTCGTACGCCAGGGCTTCCATCGCCACACAGAATAGCACCACGGTCGCCGACCCGCCGGCGAACCGGATGCAGGCCCCGACATTCACTTCGAACTCGTCGCTGTGGTTTCACGCAGAGGTGAACGAAAACAACGGCGGTATCACCACGACGGCCAACGAGCAGGGCATCCTTTTCCGGAGCCCGGATGGGGTTTCTCGTATCGTTGTTCGGCAGACGGGTACGAATGGACAGCTGAAGGTATCGAAGAGGAACGCCGCCGGGACCATCACCGATCTGGCGACCGCGTCGGGCAACCTTACGACGGCAACCACATCGATCGATCTGCAGATCGTGTACGGGTGCACGGCCGGCGATCAGGTGAACCTGTATCTCGCGGGCACGCAGGTCATAACCTTCACTGGCGCTAGCATCTGTACCGATGCGGCGACCCAACTCAATCAAGTCGAGTTAGCTAGCCTTAATAACCAAGGCAGCACGGTGACAGCCACACAATGGTCAGAGGTCATCGTCGCCGACAGCGATACGCGCGGCATGGCGCTGTGGACCCTGTCACCGCAGGCAGCGGGGAACACACAATCTTGGACCCCGAACACCGTCGGCAACGTCAATCCGACGGCGATCACTGATTCGAATTTCGTCAGCAGCACCTCGTCGAGCCAGCTAAGCGAATGGACGACGCCCACAAGCACGCCGACCGGAACATGGAATTTGCTGGCGATCGTACAGGAGGCCCGGGTCGAGACGAGCACGACCGGGCCGCAAACCTTCGAATGGCTGGTAAGAACCAAGGATGGATCCGATCATGTGACCGGTACGGTCACGCCGACGGTCGGAGCCTTCGCCAATTTCTCTAATCAGATCTGGGCGACAAACCCGCACACCTCGGCTGCGTGGGCGATCACGGATGTCGCGAGCGGCTTTAATCTCGGCATCGAGAGCACGCCGTAACCACGAGCACAAGATATGTCAGTGTGGCTGCGTCGCGCACTGCTGGCCGGGCCCTTGCTCGCCGCCATCATACACAGCAATCCGGCAGAAGCCGTCTGTAGCGCAGCAGAGTGCGCATCGAAGATCACTAGCTATGCGGTCCTGCAGCCGATTGATGAGCGCGCGTCGAAGATCATGGGGTCCGCCGTTCTGAACGCGATTGATGAGCGTGCCTCGAAGATTAATGGCTACGCTGTGCTGGGGCAGGGAGAGTACCTTTCCAAGCTAAACGGATATGCCGTGATGCAGCCTATCGGAGCCGAAAATGCTTCTAAGATCAATAGTTATGCCGTGCTGGGTGGTGACGAGAAAGCATCAAAACTGAACGGCTATGCCGTGCTATCGCAAGGCGAGTTTGCTTCCAAGCTCAATTCGTATGCAGTGATCGATGGCGTCGCGGGCGCTGGCGGCGTCCCGGGTTCCCTGATGCTTCTGGACGTCAGTCAGTAACCATGGCTGTTCTCGATCCTCCCGTCGGCAGTGCTGCGATTGCGCCGGCGGCGACCACGCCGGTTCCGGGCGCCAAGATCCCGCCGCTCGCCGACTCCGCTGTCGTCTACGAATACAGCTACTCCACAGGGACCGGGCCTTACATGCTGGCGGGCGCGGTTGGCAGCTGGAAGACGTTCAGCGCTTCTTATGGCGACGGCGCGACCGTAGTCTATCGGGCATCTGACCACAGCTCTAATACCGAATACGTCATCGGCTCCTTCAATGCTGCCGCCGGCACTCTCAGCCGGATGATCATTCTCGGATCCAGCAACGGCAACAACCCGATCAACTGGAGCGGCCGCACTCGCGTTCTCGTGCATGCCCTCGTACAGGGGCTGGCGCTGTGTAATACGGCGCCGACCAACGGGCAGGTCCTGGCTTACGACGCGGCGACCGGCGAATGGTGCCCAGCGACAATCACCTCGGGCAGCGGCAGCGGCACTGATGACGACACCTGGGATATGCAGGACGTCAATTCCGGCACATCCGTATGACGGTAGCTCTATCGAAGGTAAAAACCGCCGTGGTCTGGAGGTCGGCCGCCGCCGGCGCCAAAAGCACGTCGATCCCCGGTTCCTCCTCGGCTAACAAAGGCTACGCCCTCGACGTCATCACCCCGCGAAATAACGGAGACACACACACGGTGACCCCGACGTCTGGGACGATCGAAGGTGTCTCGTCCTACAGCTTTATCGACCGAGGCGGTAGCCTCAGCCTGTTAAGCGACGCCGCGCACACCGACTGGATCGTGGTCTGTCTCTGCGGAAACACCAGGGTATGACAGTAAGGCTCACCAAGCCCGAAACAGCGGTAGTGTGGCGGTCGACCGATTTAGGGCGTAAAACAACCGTTATACCAGCGGCGAATACGTGCAATGGCTACGAACTCGTCGTCAAGACCACAGAGAACAACGGCGACTTCCATACCATCTTTCCCAATAGCGGAACCATCGGTGGCCTACCCAGCCTTGGCATGCGGGACTCCGGTGGGAGCGCTCACCTATTAGCCGATGGGGCTAATAACGATTGGGTGGTCGTGTGCCTGTGCACCAATCCGCTCCAAAAATCCTACCGGATCAAATGGTGGGACAGGGTTGATGCAGGTCAGGACGCATCGACGGATCCTCCACCTGGCCCGATCGCATCATCGCTGACCACGGCGACCTTGACCATCCGCCTAAATACAGTGGATTTCGGGATCGGCAATTTCAAAACTCCTACCCGGCTCCTGTGTTTTATCTACACCGAAGGCTTGCCTCCCGCTGGATCCACGGCACCGACAGTGACAGGTGTGTCGGACACGCAAGGGCTGACGTGGCACCAGCGCAGCGCCTACACCGCGTCACTGTTTTCGACTGATCTCGGCGGCAATCAGGGAATTAATTTCGAGACTTGGTGGGCCGATTGCAGCGGCCTCGCCGCCGGCACGACGCTGCAGGTCACCGCCGTATTCAGCAGCTCCGCATTCGTCCCGCACGTCACCGTATGGTCGCTGCAAAACGCCGGTGACTTTGACGCCGATCCAGGGCTGCCGGCATCTCAAATATCTACTGCCGGCAGCTCGCTTCCATCCTTTCCTGTGGCCACGCAGGGCGACCAAAGCACCGTATTCATTTGTTATGTGACACCCGATCGCGCCTATAAGCCGCTCGGCGCCGATGCCGTGCAACTCTATCCTAACCCCGTATTTTCAGGGTTATTCCCTGCGCTGGGAGGTCTCTTCTTCAATCTCAATCAATACATGATCTTCACGATCGACCTCAATTCGGCCGGCGACATTGCGGCAGCTGGGAACACCGGGCCGCCGCTAGATTTTCCCTCGAACAATCCGCCGCTCTGGCGGGTCTACGGCGGGGGGCAAGGAATCTTGAGCACGTCCATCTTTGTCACCGACGCCAGCCGCTTACATATCTTTGCTTGTACCAAGACAGGTAATACGGGCTCCGTGGAACCCATCTGGGACACGAGCGCAGTCGGCGCATCGACCGTCGATCATACAGTTACCTGGGAATATGTCGGCACGAGCTTTTATGTCGCGCCGTTTTATACCAGACCGCCGAGCTGGACCGAGCCTACGATTGGGGGAAGCCACTTCGTCAACCGGGGGACGGTGATAACAGACAGCGCGCGCTCATCTGTGTTCGGCCTTTTCACCACTGGGGTGACAGGCCTGACAGAGCCGGCCTGGAACACGTCTGGCATAGGCGCCACCACCATGGATGGCACCGCGGTTTGGGTTTATTCCAACCCTTACACCGGGTTCGTCGGCGATAGCGGAGGCGGTACCGATTTGCTTGTAGTGATTGACGCGATCGACCGTATTTAAACGTATTTAAACGTATTTAAACCCCGCGCGGGGTACCACCCCAAACAGCGTCGAATTCGACGCTCTTTCAGTTTGCGCTTTTTGCGCAATTTAGCAAATCCCGGCAAGGCGACGGCTGTGGCGGAGGCCGATCTATGCCGATTGGCCCACCAACCCCACCATCCCAGCCGCCAGCACTGCCGGGCGCACCACCACCCGAGTCGACGCCGACGCCAGCGCCTACGCCAGCGCCACCGACCGCGCCGCCACCCGTGCCGGCGCCACCGCCTCCGCTGCCGGCGCCCCCACCGTCGCTGCCAGCACCCCCGCCAGCGGCGCCGCGATCGCCGCCACCGCCACCGCGCGTCAGTCCATATGTCGCGGTTGAATTCGATGTTCTCGACGATAGCGGCACGCTGGTCACCCTTATGCTCTGCAACCGCGGCACCGTCACTCGCACGCTCGGCGGCGCGCTCTTTGAATATTCCCCGCGCCTCACCGGATTACCGATCCAACTCGGCGCCGCGATCACCGTCACTGATTACGGCCAGCCAGTCCGCACGCAGCCGAACCGCGGCGCGATCCAGTTCCACATCGACGAGTCGATCTGGATATGGACGGCCTACCATTGGATCGGTCGAACCTTCCGGGTCTACGAGGGCACCCCGCCGAACCCTTTGGTCCCCGTCGCTGATGTCGACGCCGACATGGTCCCGGTCTATGTCGGACGCATCCTCGGGCTGACCCACGACACGCTCGTCGCGACGGTCCAGACGACCGACGCCAGCCTCGACATCGACAACCCGCTGGTCACCAATTTTTACGATGTGACGTTTCCGGTCGCGCTGCAAGGCAAGCCCAAGCCGACGGCGCGGGGCGCGTTCTTTTCGGCGCAGCCAGTCATTGTCGATGAGACACAGCAACTCTACGAACTGCAATCGCTGCCGCAAGGTCTCACCACGATCAATGAGGTCAGGGTCGGCGGCGTGCCGTGGACGGAGGTGATCGCGCCGCCCCAGCCTGGGCAATGGTCGCCAATCTCGATCGCGGGCGTCCCGCAGCGCATCCAGCTCGGCTCGCCGCCACAAGGGCAGGATGTTCGGGCGGACGGGGTGGCCGCGTCCTACACGGTCGGCCAATTGATCACGGCGGTCGTCCAGTTCGCGGGCGGCCTGGTCGACGCGACGGCTCTGGCCGCGCTCGATCTTGCGACCGCAAACCAACTGGCCAGCCTCGTCACGACTACGACACCGGTCAATCGCCTCGCCGCAATCGATGATTTTGTGAACGCGGCCGGGTGTTGGTGGGGGTTCAACCCGCTCGGCCGGGCGACGGGAGCGGCGATTGCGGCGCCGGCCGTCACGGCTAGCTACAAGCTGACCGAAGTCGAGATCGCCAGCATCGCGCTCAATACGATCCAGCCCCTCGCGTGGCGGCTCCGCGTGGGCTCGCAGCGCAACTGGCAACCCGAGAGCTCCTTCGACGACGCTGTGCTGCAAACCGACATTGCAAAATGGTCGGCGCCGGGCCTGGTCTACGAGCCGCACTACGAGAACCCCAACGCGCTCGCCCTCGAGCCCCGGGCGGTGGATGTCCCGCTCCTCGCTGGCACCAGCCCCTTGCCGACCGATGCCGCCAACGAGCAGACGCGGCTGATCGCGGCATGGGGCGGCAACCGCACCGTGTTTGATGTGACCGCGTGGATGCGCCCCGAAGACATCATCCTCTACGACACGGTCGAGCTCGATTACATGATGGTCACCGGGACGTTCCGCATCGTCTCGGCGATTCGCGCCATCGGTGGCGGTCCGGCCACATTGCAGTTATGGGGGGTCCTCGGCACAGTGCCCGCAGCGCCTACCCCGCTGCCCTTGCCACCGCCTTATATGACGCCGCCGCCTCCGCCTACCGGCGGCGGTGGTCCCGGCGCCGGCGGCGGTGGTACGACGCCGCCACCCCCCGCGAGGCTTCCGGTGCCGAGCGTGCTCCTCACGCCCGCGACTGTGTCTATTGCGGCCAATTCGACGGCCGGGACAGTCATCGCGTCGGTCTCGGTCCGCATGAGCGACGGGTCAGCATTTACCGGGACGCTGTCGGTATCTTTCGCCGGGTCAACCAATTACCTGACTGCCAGCAGCGCCGTCCCGGTCCTGACCACACCGCCTGGCACCGCCCTCTACAGCATCACCCAGCCAATCGGCCCGGCCTACGTTAGCGCGCTGTCCCCGCGCAACCTGCTATGGTGGCAGCTCACCAGCGCGACGGTCACCCCTTTTAACGGCACCCTGCCGACGCCGCGGCCGGGGGCGGCGCTCTATAAGATCACCCAGCCCCAGCCCGGCGCGCCAGCCTATATCGGCGATTTGACAGCGGCAGATGTCGCCTGGTGGCAGGGCACCGGTTCAAACATCGTCCCGTACACGGCTCCGACCGGCCTGCCCCTCGGGGTCACCACCTATCTCGTGCTCAGCCGCAACCTGGCTACGGTCGACCCCGGGGCCGCCTTCTCCGTCGCCGCGACGGAGGCCGGGCAAACCGGCTCGGCCACCGAAACGATCACGATAAGCCCAGCGACGGCGCTGTATTTCATCACTCAGCCGACCGGGCCAACCTATGTCGGGGATCTTACGCCGGCCAATCTTGCCTATTGGCAAGGCCTCACGGGGGTCACCGTGACCCCATATGCAGGCACCCTGCCGACGCCGAGGCCCGGGGCCAGCCTTTATCAAATCATTCAGCCAACCGCCGCGATCGATCCGAACGTGCCCGGCTATGTCGGCGATCTCACCGCGGCTGACGTCGCCTACTGGCAGAGCACCGGATCGACAGTCACACCATACAACCCGACCAGCGCTTTGGCGCCGCCGTCGGCTTGATGAGGGCTTTATTCGTTTAATTCGTTTCTTTCGTTCGTGTTGGGCCTTTGGGAAGGAGCCTCTTTTATGCACAAGAGATTCCTTCTGCCGTTCTTGATGGGCGCCTTGCTGGCGAGCAGCACGCTCCTTGCCGCGACGACAGCCACGGTGAACGTCGCGGTCTCGATCGGAAACACGGTCACCTTCAGCCCAGCGTTTCTGACCTTTCCTACGATAGGCGTCGGCACCGCGAGTTCCCAAACCATCAATGTGACCAATGACGGAACATCGACGATCTCTTTCGGAATCGCATTCACCGGCGGCAACACGGCTGATTTTTCCCAGACGAACGACTGCGCCGGCTCGCTCGCTCCGGGAGCCCCTGTTACGCCACCGCCGTCGCCCCCGCCCCCGCCTCCTGCGGCCACATGCCGAGTCACCGTGACGTTCACTCCGAGCAGTACCGCTGCGCAATCGGTCTCACTCGCGGTAAGTGTGGCGGGCGGCAATACCTATTATGCTGCCGTCGGCGGCCAGGGAACCACGTCGACTCCCACATCAATAACGTTGAACCCGTCAGGCGTGACGGTTCCCGACAACACGCCAACGGGGACGGTGCTTTCGACCGCTACGGTGAACATGTCGGATGGATCTACATACGGGGGGACATTAACCTCGAGCAATCCATTATTCGGGATCGACGGCTTCAACGTCGTCCTCGCGGCGCCGCTCTCGCCGAGCCTCGACGGCACCGCGCAAGTCACGACGATTGGTGCCCCATGAGTTTCCGGACGCTCACCGCCATCGCCGCTTTAATCGCAGCGATCAGCCTCGGCGCCGGACCGGCTCATGCGCTCGGCAGCTGCACCGAATATTATTCCAAGTCCCTTCCCGTCCCTGCGGGCTGGGCAGGTGCTTACGACCTGTTCAATCCGCCGAACTCGCTGCTCGGCAGCGTCGATTGCACGACGGCCGCTACCACCCTCACGGTAGGCTCAGCCACCGACACCACCGAATACGTCTACAAATTTGCTTATTACAGCACCGACGGAGCGAGTTGGACGCAAGTCGCGCTCACATCCTCTCAGGCGCTTTTCGGCAGTTTTTATCCGGGTTTGGCAACTGCGGATCTCAGCCTGTCTTCGGGAGATCTCTCCGGATCCTGGGTTTACCTCGCCTTTGTAGTCGCCAAATGGAACGGCTCAAGATGGCTCATGGGATGCGCCGACACGCAGTGCGCCGCGACATTTTGGAGCCTGCAGGCGATCACGCGCGACATCACGCTCAGCGTTTCGGTCTCACCCGTTTCTCCTGCGATTGTCGATAATGCGGCCCTCGGGTCGACGGTCGGCACGATCACCGCTTCCTGGAGCGACGGATCGACCTTTACCGGCACGCTCGGGTTTGCCGCGCCATACAACGACGGCGGCGGGGTCTACGCGATCAGCGGCTCGAACCTTATCATCAACCCGTCGGGCCCGGGCGTCGGCGCGGCGGCTGGCACCATCGAAAACGTGACGATCCAGGCGACGCAGTAAAACACGCGCTCTGAGCCCCGCAAAAGGGGGGAAAGGCCGTAGCCTCTCCCCTGGTGCGATCCTACCCCCAGCATGGGCTGGTCTCACATCATTAGCGGCGGAGGCAGTGCGACGCAATGCCGATTGGTCCGCCAACCCCCCCAGGCCAGCCACCAGCACCGCCAGGCACCCCACCGACCATATCGGCGCCGCCGCCGCCGCCACCTCCGCCAGGTGGGCCACCCCCCCTGCCGGGGCCAGGCCCCAGCTTTGGCAGCGGGAACCGCTACCTCATCGTGTCCTACTACGATTGGGGCCAGGCACCGGGAGCCAGCATCACCGGAGGTGGATTTCAGGCGAACGCGCCAGCGAGCAACATGCTTATCCCGCGACCTCAGCTGACCGCGATCGCGAGTGGCGGCAGTGTCAGCTTCACGCTCAATCTCGGCGCAACGCGCACGATCGGCCTCATCCACATTCAGAATCTTATCGCCGACGTCAGCGCCACGATCTCGGTCACCGCGGGGACTTACACGAGCGGGAATGTGCCGGCCTGGGCGAACGACGGAAACGGCGTCTATCCGGCCGTCGAATGGTATGCGCTCGGTCGGCCGCGATTTTTTGTACCGCCGGTTCCAGTAAGCGCCAACTCGATAAACGTCTCGGTCAGCGGCAGCATCATCCCGGTTCAGATCGGGTTCCTCGGCGCCTGCGAGATCTGGCAAGCGCCGGTCAATATGTCCTACGGCTGGTCGATCTCGACCATCGATCTTTCCGACGTGACCCGGGTCACCTTCGGCTCGACCTATGTCGTCAAACGCCCGATCAGCCGGCGACTCAGCCTCGGCGTCGATTTCCTGCTGCAGGATGGGATCTATGTCGGTCGCGGCGATCAGGTTTTTTCGCGGCCGCTCGCCCTCGCAGTAATCAACGGCAAGTCATCGCCGATCGCGGTAGTGCCGTTCCCCGATGATACCTACAACCTGGAACGCACCAGCGTCGCAGGATATGCCTCGACCGATCAGCAATTCGCGAATGATCAATTCGCGACTTGGAAGGGTACGTTCCAGGTCGACCAACTCGTGTGAATCAAATGGATCTCTGTTTGTTGGCGACGCTTACCGCTGGGCGGCATAGTGCACGCCGTTATTGGTGGTTCCTTTGGTCTTGATCTTTTATTTCTCGCGGAGCATTTGCATTGGCTCTTAATATTACCGACGCCTCCGGCACCACGCAGACGCTGAAAACTCAGGTCGTCAGCGGCCAGCACGTCAGTTCCTCCTCCGTCACCGACCCGGTCACCGGCGTTCAGGCGGTGGTGGATAACCATACGGCCGAGAACCAGAACCTGGGCAGCGGCGTCTACAGCATGCTGGTCGGCGCGGTCGTCAAGGTGCGCAACGCTGCGGGCCTCTATTTCGACGTGCTCCGCAACGCCGGCTCCGACCTGATTTCCGCGAGGGGTGTGCCCGCGTCGGCGCCGAGCCTCGCACAGGAATTTCTCACGACCATGACCTCGTCGTGCGCTGCCGCAACGGTTACGGCGACACTCAATACCGCCAACACGACCGGATTTGTGGTCGGCGGGACGGCCAATTTCGAGCCCGGAACGGCGAGCTACGAATCGGCGCTGATCACCGCGGTCGTCGCCAACACCAGCATCTCTGTGCAGTTCCCTGCCGGCGGCGCGTTGTTCACGCACACCGCGTCGTACACCGCGTCGGCTTTTAAGTTCAACCAAGCGCGGCAGGCGCCGGGCGGTCCCGGGGTTACGCTTGTCTCACAAGACGGGACCAAGGCGACCTATCGCTATTCGGTGACCGGCATCACGCCGGTAGCGACGCCAACCGACGTGCTCGTGATCCAGGGCTCGGCTTCGAAGACCGGCCGCATCAAATACATCAAGGTCGGCGGCAAAGCGACGACAGCCGGCCAGCTTACAGCCCAGATAATCCGGCGCTCGACGGCCGGGACACTCGGATCGGCGACGCTTACCGCAATCACGGCTTTCCAGCACGACATCAACGATGCGGCGGCGACGCTCACGGTCTCCTATGTCCAGACCGCGAATTACGGGTCGCTCGGCACTGCGGCAGGCGGCCATGCCGGCGTCAAGCGCATGTATCTGAACGTCGCGGCGACCGGACCGAGTACGGACGCGATCTGGACCTTCGGCGACACGGTTAAGGCTATCGAGCTACGCGGGCTCAATGATTTCATCTGCATCAATTGCAACGGCGATACGTTGCCGAGCGGCGCGATTCTTGACTTTGAGATCTGTGCCGAAGAGGACTTGTCCTGATGGCCGCCCAAACACTCGCGAATGCGCACAGCATCGTTATCGACGAGGCCAAGCTGCCGTCAAAACAGGTGGCGATCCGCATCTATGACGCGAAGAAAACCCTGCTGTTAAACCTGCTCGTTAATACAGACACGAACTCGCGCTCGCTGGTCACCATTAAAAACCCACCGCCGCCACCCGCGCGCACGCTGGTGATGTCGGTCGCGCCGCCGGCTCCGAGCATCCCGGATAATTCTCCAGCCGGCACCGTAGTTGCCACCGCCACCGTGCAATATTCGGACGGAACGGTTCCGGCCGTCGGCGCAATTACGCTGACTTCTAGCGATCCCAGCTTTATTGCCGTTCGGGGGATGCAGCTGGTGCTGGCGCGCTCGCTCACCGTCGGGGACGACGGGACCAAACAGTTGTCAATCACCGCCGCGGATGCTGCAGGCGCAGCCGTCAAGATGCGGCTATTTTAAATGGAGGCTACCAAATGAAACTCGAAGGCTGGCAAACCGACGCCGTCAAGCGGCGTTACAGGATCGTCCGTACCGACAACTACACCGATGTGCCGGGCGAAATCGTTGCCGCCGACGAGACTACCGGGGAGTGCTGCCTGCAGGTCACCGCATACGGGACCACCGAAACCAAAACGCTGAGCTTCGGGCCGCGCGGGATCCGCATCGTCGGGCGCCGGCGCTAAAGGCGATGGGCGCGCTCTATAACGGCCTGATCGAGGCGTTACAGAGCGCGATCGGCACCGTCGCTCTGACTTTGCTGCTCGGCAATATCTATCAAGCCTGGCTGTTCAACCAGTCCAGGATCGACCGAGAACGCGACAGGCTGACCGCCAAAGAAGAAGCCGCGGTCCGCGCCAAAGCCTTCGAGGCGATAGCGGATTCCCTAGCGACCCTGACAATTCAAATAGCCGAGCTTCGCGGGCAAATCTTTCCCGGGTCGTGGCGACGATGAACCGCTTGAGGCGCATGATGACAGTAATTGTGGAGTGCCTAAAATTGTTCCCGATCGCGCCATTGCGCGATGAGCCAGAGCGGCGCGCGATGACTCGCGCGGCCGAACACATGCATACGGAAGCGCTGAAGTTGCGGGAGGAGCTCCGGAGGTTGGAGCGGGCCCTCCGGCAATGAACATCCTGGTTCTGGTCCTGCGCCTCCTGCTGATCGGCGTCTGCTGCGAGACCAGCATCCGCTACGCCCTGTGGTGGCGCAAGGTGCGAACCGATGCGGCGGCGGGCCTGTTGCCGGTCCTGATGCTAGGGATCGCCCTGGTGCAGGCTGGGACCTTTTTACGACATTTCAATTTCTTCCATAACAACATTGAGAACCTGCCGGTTGTCGATTTGGTGATCCTTCCAGACGCGATGATTCTGGCAGGGACAATCGTCCACCTAGTACCGTGCTGGCGGATCTCTCATTCATTCTCAGACCAGCGGATTGCCGTAGAAATAATTGTCCGCGGCCTGATCGCTTCCCTAATCGCCGCATATCTCCTGGCGTATGGGCTGCTGGGTTCATGAGTGAATTGCACCGCAGCCTGATGCGTTTTCGCGGTCATTTGATCGTTGGGTATTGCTCGTCATTGCATCTCGTGTGGGCGCTGACCCTGTGGATTGATCCGACTCCGGACGGGCCGAGATCCGTCACGGCCGTATCCCAATTGGCCGAGATCGGCCCAACACTTCCGTGGCTGCTCGTGTTCGTTGCTGGCCTTGCCCTGGTGCCGCTCCTCCGGCAGATGCGCGGGCTTAGCACGGTGGCGTGCATGCTGCCTCAGCAGATTGTTCTGTTGGTGGCCGCCTTGAGTGCGTGGCAAGCGATGCGGCTCGCAACGTTCGCCGATGGCGTGCCTCGCCATCATTCCTTTCTGATCGCCGATCAGTCGCCCGCGATGCTGGCCGCCGCGTTCCATGTTGGAGCGCTGCTCTGGTGCTATTTGCAGGCTCAGTCGAGAGAGCCTCGCTCCTGACAATTAGCGCCACGGCGCTTTCCCAAAGGTAGAGACGCAATGTCGGATCTTGCCGTCGAGGGGCTCCCCGCGACTATCAGTTTCATCCCGGCGCGTGAGGTCATCGCCGAGCTCGCGAAATCGCCGCTCCCGCGAGAGGCCAAGGCGGCCATGCTCGCACTATCGATCGAGTCGCTGGTCGGCGATCCGCTCGCCTGGCCCTACAGCTGGTCGCCGTTCCGGTGCGAATTCGGGTTTCACCAATGGACCGACGCGCTCGACGTCTTTCCCGCTTGGGGCGGCAATGCCGCGCACAACACGCACGCTTTCGGGGTATGGCAGGACGAGCCGCAGACTTATGGCGAGATCGCCGCGCTGACCGGCGACTCCAAGGTCGAGCCGCAGAGCCAGATCACGAATAACTGGGTCCTCGCGGTTCGCGATTTCAAAGTCCGTGCCGGCGGCGATCTGCTCGCGGCGCTCCAGGCCGGGCAGCTTGATACGGTAAGCCCGGCGCTGATTGCGACTTGGCCAGCTGGAGCGGATGCAAATTTCCCGGCCCGCTACGCTCAGAGCTTGGCCATGTTCCCGATCGACACACCGCCCCCCTCGCTCCTCGAGATCCCGCTCGACCAGCAATGCACGATCGCGATCCTCTCCGCGACAGACGCCTCGGGCGCGGCAGTGACGGATATTCCCGCCGATCTGATCGCGCCCGACGACCCGTCGGTCTGCTCCGCGAGCATCGCGGGCATGGAACTCGCAATCACGCCTCTCGCGCTCGGCCCGACGACGCTGAGGGGAGCCGATCAGGTGATCACAATATCGGTGGTTAAGCCGGCGGCGCCGCCGGCCGTGGCACATCTCGTCCTTGATCTGGCGCACCCGGTGTTCGCGCCGATCGCGGCCGCGGCCCGGGCGATGATCGCGCGGGTGCCGATGATAGCCGCCGCAGCTGCGATGCTGCTGCTCGGAATGCAGCGGGCGGACGGCCCGGCACCCAAGGCCATGTTTATTTTCCCGCCCGCGCAGGAGGCGGATTTGCATGCGATTTCAATGCCCTCAAATGAGAGCGCAAAATGGGACAAGGAGCCGCTAGCGGTCTGCCCGCCCGGCGACCTTCGCCGGTTGCTGCTCAATTCCCCCTGCGGCCGCTGAAATGGACGGTTGCTCTCTCTCGACGCTGAGCCAGCTCATCCCGACCGCGGAGCAGGTCAAGACGGCGCTCTCGGTTGTGGGCTCGATCGTCATCGCGGCCTCGGTCATCACGTCGATAACGCCGACGCCGGCCGCCGGGACCAGGCTCGCCCGCATTTATCGCTATCTCGAGCTAGCGGCGTTGCTGTTCGGTCACGCTAAGCAGACCGGCCTGCTGCCCGCGACGGCCGCAGCTGACAGGGCATTAGCGAAGGCGATCGCTATCGCCAGAGGGGAGAAGCCGTAACCCTCTAAGACGACACCGCATCAAAGAACGGAAAGCCTGTCAGTCCCCTTGCGGGGGGCTGACAGGCTTTTTTGATTCCTGCAGGTCGTACTTTGCTCAGGCGGCGATAGCCTTGGCGGCCTCTGGCACGAACCAGAGCCCGTCGTGCTTGTTCAGGCGGCCGGCACGCTCGTGGCGCGCCAGCGCGGCCCCAACGTGGTTCGGACGCACGGTGATACCGCGTTGCCGCTCCACAACGGTCAGAATTTTCGACGGCTCCGCGCCGCCGGAGAACGAGGCGCAGGCCGCCAGCACTGCATCGGACAGGGACATGTTACCGGTGGCGGCCTTTGCCCCTCCGGCCCGCGGGCGAGCGATCTTATTGGTGGTCGGCTTGGTCGGCTTGGTCGGCTTGGTCGCCTCATGCACCGTTTCCGTCGCCGCCGGCTGAATACCCTCCTTCCTCGGTCGTCCCCTTGCGCGCTGCGCTGCGGCGCCCGGCGTCCCGAATTTCGCCATCGCCCGCTCGGCGGCTTCGATGTCGTACAGTTCAGTCGCCAACCTGGTGCGGTCGATGTCGATTTTGGCGATGCGCTCCGTGAGCCGGGTCTTCTCTGCTACCAGCATCGCTGGTGTCATAGTCATGTCTGCCTCGCAAACCTTGATCATGGTTGATCACTCTGTGGCGCTTATCACTGCAATGCGGGAATTGCAACAGTAAAATACTCGGGATTAACGGGGCGCCGGACACAGACGCAACTTCGCCAAGAAACGCGGAGGCTCTGTCAGGCCGCGCTCTCCTTCCGCTGCTCTGTCACTTTGCGAGCGCGGTCAAGCGCCGATCTATTCCAGGTTCTGAATGTGGCCCCGCCCATGCAAGCGTCATATACGGCGGCTTCTCGATACATTTGGAGTTCGGCCAGATCCTCCACGGCCCCTCGCCGCCCCTCCTCGCGGACCGCGTCGACCAGTGATTCTGCGGCCCGACTCGCATTGTCGGCTGTCGCGCTGTTCGGGGCGGATTGCTCCATATGTCTAAGGAATATGCCGAGATATCGTTCCACAAGCTCGCTCCTCTCGGTCATTCCGCGCTCTCCGTCAATGCGTCACGCGCGATCTTTCCGACTCCCCTTATAACATGCCGCATGGCGGCGGCAGATAAGCGATCTAACGTCATCCCGTTCGCAGTCAGCACTTCGTGCGCCTTCTTATAATATTCCTTGGTCGGCTCCGGGAATGCGTCCAAGGGGTACGCCTCTGCCCAAGCGATAATGCGGTGAAGCGCCTCTTCTAGGCGGTCTTCTCTATCGGTCATTCCGCGCTCTCGATCTCAGTGCGACGGATTCCGTTTTGCCATGCTCTCTCAACGGCCCTGAGGCTACTGAAGGCGTCCAGCAAGGCGACACGCATATCCTCGGGTTCTCGTAACCCGCGCAGCACGTGTTCGCGCGCATGTTGCGCGTGAATCCGCATATTCCGAACTGATCGACCGAATCTTTCTTGCTGCTTTACCAGGGCTCGCAACGAAGGTCGCCGATGGTCCATTTTATCGGTCATGCCGCGCTCTCCTTCCGCTGCTCCCCCAGGGCGGCCCTCGCATCCTTGATGGCCTTGGGCCAGTTGTAGTCAGTGGCCGACTCGAAGCCGGCGGCAATTACCTCGGCCAAAAGCTGCTTGAGGGCGGCTCTCAGCCGCTCCGTTTCCTCACTCACCCGACCACCTTCCTTTCCTCACTCAGCGACCATGCCGAAGCGGCACTTAGGACAGTAATTTCTTTGCGTCTTGATCCATTGTTTACCGCATCCTGGGCACGACCAGAAAGGTACGCCGAGCTTGTCAACCCCAGGTTCCAGACGGTCTTTTGTGACTTCGCTATGTTCACTCACGCGAGCGATCATGCCGCGCTCTCCTTCCGCTGCTCTGGTTGTGGTTGGTACAGCGCTGGAACTGGGTATCGGCCAGGACATCCGACACAGGCATCGCCGTAGTACGATGATGGCTTGAATTGTCTCAGCCCTTCAATGGTGACCTCGAAGTCGCCGACATAGCCGTAAACCAAATTCGCCGCCTCAATGAAGCACCGGAACCACGACGCCTGCCGCTCGATCGGGAACGACGAGCCGGGCGGCGGTAGGAGCGCGAATAGCTCGCGTATTATGGCTGGCGGCTGGCTCACGCGACCACCTTCCTTTCCTCACTCACGGGAATCCCATCTCCGATGAATGACAGGAGATGGTAAGCACAATTTCGGATCACCTCTTCATCCTCTTCGCTGATCTCGCGACCAGAAAGACAATTCGACTCGATTGTCACGACGTTCTCGCCGTTCCGCTCGACGGTGACGGCCCAGTGTTGGGTGCTCACGCGACCACCTTCCTTTCCTCTCGCTTGGGGATTTTCCCCGACGATTCCCCGGCGGTTGCCGGTGTGTTCTGTCGCGCTGTGGCGCCCTCTGTCGCGTAAAGCTTAGGGAAATTGGTGCTGCCGGTCTGGATCGAACAGACGGCCGCTCCCTTACCAAGGGAGTGCGCACCATAGAGTTCCTGCGGATCTCCAGCATATTTCCCGTAAATTCCCCGGCTCATATGAGCCCGGGAATGCGGCGTTTTGCGGCGCGTCGACCGTTGACGATACATCGCGCGATTTGTGCTCTAGCGTTGCCACATCGGAACGCTCGATTGATTGTCGGTCCAGTTGGTAGATAAGCTTGCGGGTCGGGCCAGCGACGCTCAATCATATCCGCGAGCCTTTCCAATTCGGCGCGCGAGACGGCGCCATCTGGGAGTCGTCGCGTCATCACCGTGACCAACTCATATTTTTCTCCCAATCGGGCCAATTTTCACCGCTGCTGCTCGCACGATTTCAATGTCGGCGGCCTGATACCGGATCGAGCTCTTGGCGTCCTGGTGGCCAAGTGTAGCCATGATCGTCCGCAGCCCGGCGCCGCTCTCATTCAGCCACGTCCCGAGTGAATGCCTTCCGACATGGGGGGTGAACGCGATCCCCAGCTTCCGCGTCAACGGGCGAAGCCACTTGTAGACGCCTGATTTCGTCTCCCATGGCCACAGCCGGCCGCTGCGCGCCGGCATCGCGGCGAGCTGCTCGAACACTTCCGGATGCAACGGGAAGACCCGCCAGCATCCTCCCTTCTTGTCGTACAGCCGGAACGACTGCTGCGGCAGGTCGATATCGTCCCACGTCACACTGAGCGTCTGGCTAATCCGCGTGCCGTGCCGGAACAGCCACAACAGCAACAGCTGGTGCGGCCCGGCGGGAGCGGCCTCGATTAGCTCCGCGGCCACATCCATCGTGACGGCGCGCGTCCGCGGCGCCGGTTCTTTGAACAGCTTCACCCGAAGCCAATCGCAATAGCCGTTTTCGTGGGCGTAGTGCAGGATCGATGCGGCCATTCGAATGACCTCGCGGTTGCGCGTCGCCGGCGCCTTGTTGGGCTGCAGGAGATCGGCGGCGGCGACAAGGTCGGCTTGGCGGATGTCGGCGACTACCTTTTTGCCGATCACGCGTTTGAGCCGATCGATGCGGCCGACATCGGCCTTAATGGGATCCCGGTAGGAGATATACAGATCAGCTGCCGCGGCGAATGTTATCGCTTCTCCAGGTCGAGGGATACGACGCGCGAGGAGCTCCCGCTCGAGTTCTGCCGCAAACCTTTTAGCAGCCGCTTTGTCTCTCGTTTTCGCAGAGACCTCAATGTCTCGCCCGTCGACCGTGCCGCGGACGAGGTAGAAGGGGTTGTTTTTTCTGGTCCCTGGCGGGATGAGTTTGAACGGCATCGGGTAGCCTCAAAAAGCAGCGCGTAGTCTGCTTCGGTGAAAACATAGGACCGCCCGGGCCGAGCGAACTCAAGGCCCGACTCTGTGATGCGCCGCTGCACGGTCCGAACCGACACGCGCATGCGTTTTGCTATGTCTGCAAGCGTGAGAATCGGTTCAGGCATCGGCCTTCCCTTCCGGTTTCGCCTGCATCGCACGTAACCGAGCCAAGCGCTCTCGGCGGATGCAACCGCAGGATCGAGTACGGCCCTCCCGGAGGCTTTGCCCGGCGATAAAGACGACCACGCCGCAATCGCAGATGCACTCCCACGACGCGCGGCACCTGCCCGACGGGTGACGATGGAGCGATCTGGCGCCGGTCAGAACCAGTCGGCCATATCGGGCGCCCGCGCTCATCGGCGCTACGGGGTATGCCATCAGTTGTCCATTTCCTGGATATTCCCTTACGGCCGACAGCCCCGGGCTAGGTCTCGGTCGCTCCTACCATTGTCATCGGAATATCCGAGCCATCCAGTAACCCACGGCGTGAAGCCCACTCGCTCAGCTTCCTCGCCCAGCCAGAAATAGAGATCCTGGATCTCGTCTCGTACCGGGGTCACTTCACCTTCCTCTGTTCCCATCATCGCCTCTGCCCATCAATATTCATCGCGGTCGTTCCAGTCGCTGTCGCCATCGCGGTCCTCCCCGCCGATCTCGACCGCCTCGATATCAAGCGGCAACTGCCCCGACGGCAATGCCGTGGGCGGCAGCGTAGCCGCGAGGTTCGGAGGCAGCAGGTAGACCCGTTTCGGCTGGCGCGCCCAGGCGACGGCGGGCGTGCACGGCGTCAACCGGTAGATCGACGCGCCGCCCTGGAACAGCACCGGTAGCAAGTGGCCGTTAAACAGTGGTTCCAGCGCCAGCATCTTCGCGCCAAAGCGCTCGACCTCCGAGATGCGGCCGACCAGCGTGGTATGTCCGAAACACTCCACGATCGCGTATTCGCCCTCGGGCAGTTGATCCGCGCCCACAAGGTCGCTTTCCCCGCTCACAGCAACCCCCGCGCCAGGACGGAACACCTCGACACGTTGAGGACCGCCGCCGCGAATAGCCCGAGGGCGGCGGCGGCGAAGATTAGGGCCAGTATCCACCCCGAGACGGCCAGCGCGACCCAGGTTCGCTGCGGGATCATGGCTCGCCGCTCCGCAGCACGCGTTCGCGATTGGCGAGATGATATTGCACATCTCGCCACAGATCGCCGATTTCCCGATTGGCTTTCCCCGCCTCGATCCAATTGTTGAAGGTGCTGCGGTTTTCGATCCTGAACCGCGCGACATCAGCAATGGTTTTGACCTTCGTGGCGATCACCGCCAGCATCGCGTCCTTGGTGGCTACATAATCGACCGGCTTGCCGGCGGGCTCGATCAGATTTACGGCGAGCGATTTGGGTTCATCCCGGAGAGCTGGTTCGATAGTCTCAGTTTGGGAAACTGGAGGAGGGCTACTCCTTTCTGTTGGGGTTGATGATTGATCCTGCTCTCCGGGATGTTCGGTGCGGCCGGTTTCGGCCGAAACGGTTGCGCCCCGCGGCGGGTCGGATAGCTGCGCTCCGGCCGCGGGGCGATCCTGGCGCCTATCGCCTGGATCTTGTTCGTAATCCGGTTGGTGGCGAGCGAACGGGTCTTCATCTGCTTCAGCCTGGAGGGCCATCGCCTCGAACTCCCTTAGCATCGGCCGGAGGTGACTCCGCTCATCCGCATCGAGTTCTTGCCAAAATCCCCGAAACGTTGCCTTGCCGCTCCGGGCCGCGGCGATGGCTCGCCTATTCAGGGTTGCGAATTCGTCAGCTTCGCGGCGTTCGGGAGCAGCGCCCCCGGCTGCCCATTCAGCGATAACGCGCCCGCTCTCTCGGCCGATGGGTTGCCCTTTTGGAAAAGCCGGTCGGTGCTGCTCTTGGAGCTTGAGGAGCACGCCCGGAACGCCGGGGTTTTCCGGCGTCAGCACAAAGCTGGCCGTCATCTCAAACATGAACCGCTTTTCGCAGATCGGTTGCCACCCGGCCGGTTCGATCGTTATGACCTCGCGCCCTTTGCGCTCATCGAAGACCTTCACCATTTTGATTTTGTCCTCGGCGCGAAGGCAAAAAATCAAGTGAGCGCGCAACTGTAATAAGCGGTTCATCATGCGCTTATGTTTTGCCTTCGGCATGGCCCACGCGGCGGCTTTGTTGTCGTCTCTCCGCGTCTGAGCTTCTTGCTCGGCCATCTCAATCAAGCCGCCTTCGCCGTCGTGTTCATGCGACATGGAGTCGATTACGATGACGGCGTAACCGGCATGCTCCGCAGCAGCAATGGCTTCGCGGTAGCGATCCGGCGTGAACGGCGGGGTCAACTCGCAATGATCGAATTTGAATCGGTCGGCATAATGCAGCGCGCGGCCGGCTTCTGTATCGATCACAGCTATTCTGCCGCGATCGCCGGCCAACCCGGTTGCCAACTCGAGGCCTGAATAAGTCTTTCCGCTGCCTGACGCGCCAGCGAGAGCAATGAGGACGTGTGTGTTGCGCCTTGTGGCAGGGGCAAAGGCGAAAGCATTCATGGGCGTAAAAACTCCATTGACAAGCGGGCATCATCGGCCGTGAATTCGCCAGCCTCATTGCGCTCCTGCAGCTGATATTCGGCCCAGGTAGGCAACTCCAGCGTGCTAGGCTCTAAACAGTAAGTCGGCCAGTGTCCCGTTTGGCTGCACTTACGGAAGATGGCGAGGGCCCGACGCACGGTCATTCGACCCCATTCGATAGCGCGTGGGCCAAGTCGGAGCGTACTGACGAGATAAGGCGGCTCTTTTCCGACGATTACGAACCAATAGTCATGGACAGTCGAGCCGGTGGCCTGTTCGTATCCGTCGATGTACCACGCCGCTCGCAAAAAATAGCCGCTATTGAAGGCGGTCCGCTGAAATGCGCGGGGATTAGCGGTAGGGCATGTTTTGATATCGCCGAGGACGGCACGGTCACGCGTAACGAAGTCCGGCCGTGCCTTGCAGGGCACTCCGATGTCTGCGTTCCAGAACACGGATAGCTCTGGTTCGCAGCCTTCCAACAAGTCGGCGGCCCAAGGATCCGCTCGCAAGGCAGCAGAGAGGTGACGAACCAAGTCGACGTGCTGCGGAAGGAGAGGAACAAGACCGGACGCGTAGGCCCAATCGCGCGCTTCCTGTGCGAGCCGGGTTTTATAATCTTTTGCGTCGATGCACGCGACTCGGCGACCGAGTTGATCTGGTTCCAAAACGGCAAGGTGAGTGGCGGTGCCGATGTCGAATACGAGACTGTTCTTGGGCGCGAAATCGGGGTTCCATGGCGACTCGAACCAATATTGTGCCGGGCATTCCTGGATGAGTGTCCAGGCCCCACTGGCTGACAGCGCCCGCACTGCATGGTAATCATCCATCGGCAGTTCACGGACAATATTGGCCGTCATGATCCCGTTCATGGTCCACCGCGCTCGATCGCATTGGCGATGCCGCGAATACACTTCGCGTTGTAAACGGCTTCGTCATGGCGCGTAATGAGATGATGGAAATCGCCGGCTTTGTGGGCTTCGTCCTTGCAAAATTTGCCATGTCGCTCGCATTCTTGCGCCGCGTGTTCTAAGCCATCCCGCCGCCCCTCCTCGATAGCCTCAGCGATTTGAACAGCCATGAACGTCAGCCCGTTCGGGCTCGTGGCTCTGTTGTCGAGATATTGGCAGAGAAACAGATGCCACTCGTCGGCGTTAGAGCCGCGTGGACGAGATTCGCTCACAGTAGCGCCTCCACAATGAACCAGACGACGCCCCACAACCCAAGGCTTATGAGCAGACACAAAAGCAGCGCGCCGCCGGGCGTGAGCAAGCGTGGTGGCGCATGAGCCTCCGACACGACGGGGATGAGCGGCCGCTCGCGCTGCGCTGGCCCAATGACCCACGGCCAGCCGGTCGGGTCGTTTTCAGCTGCCATTTACAAGCCCTCCAAAGCCTCGCGATCGCTTAGGAATGTTCTTTAGCAACCACTCAACTGTTGAGATGTCGCTAGCGAACCGCTCGGGATTCGTACATACCTGATCAATACCATAATCCAATATCTGCGCCGGTATCTGCGCGGGCGGATAGGCCAGCGCAATTGTCCCATTGACGACCTTGAAAAACCCACTAGTGGTGCAGATAGCCACAATACGCTTAACAACTGCTGGATCGGCAGGCTGCTGCATCACTGAGCAGGCCGTCGATCCGGCGAGCACTGCGGCGATCGCGGTCATTGTGATCAGTCTCATTTCCCTATCCCCCTTTGAAGAAGCCTCTAATCAGCGACGAAGCGGCCGTCTGGGCCGCGCCGCGGAAAAGTCACTCCCTCACCGAATTTCCACTCGAAGCAGCAGCAATCGCCGCCATCGGTGATAATGACGCGTCGAGTAGAGCCAAACTGCGCACCAACGCTCTGAGTATAGTGCAGGGCCGCGCGCATTGCCTCTTCTGCCGAGACATACCGCCTGACATATTCGTAAGTCTCGTCGGAGAAGAATTGACAGACGCTGTATTCGTTCATTCCGCCTCGCCCCTTTGAAATATCCGGTCGAACGCCTCCCGCCAGTCTCCTAGGAACATCGCCTGCGCGTTGCGCAATGGCAGAGAGCCTTCGAAGCAGACGGCGTCGTGAGCCCAATCCTCGAGCCGGTCCTTATCATGCGCGTTCATCTGGCCAGTCCACGGTTCCGGCCACAGATTTGCGGCGACATCGGCACCTCCAAGCTCCAGGGGCACCCTGTGGTCCAGCTGAAATCTGGCGCTCTGGCGAACATCGTATCCATAGGCGAGCAAGAATCGGTACTTGTCGTGTCTCTCGGAGCGATGCCGTCGACTATAGGAACGTTTGTCAACCAGTCCGCAGACCTCGGCCTTATCGACGGACGCCACAACACCGGGCGTGAGTTCATTGATCGGCACCATTGGATCGGGCGATGCGGCAAACGCTATCGCCGCGACCGCGCCTACGCCGACAACGCCGGCGAAAATTTCGGCTGCGCTCATTGGGGATCGCCGCGCAGCGCGCTACGGCCAGCAGCACTAATCGTGTAGAAATTATAGTTAAGGGCCGGATCAAACTGTCTTTCTACGAAGCCGCGGTTCACCAGCCGCGACATTACGCCCGACCAGACCGTCGCCCTGGAATCGGGGTCAGAGCCTGGATCACACGACGCGCCGATCTCCCATGCGCTGGCCCTTAATTTCAGGACGAGGAATTTTAGCGCCTGCCAATGTCTATCGGAGAGAGGCCGAGGCTTTTTGCAGGCGCTCTTCATTTGCGAGCCGCCGATCATGGAAAGTTGCGATATCCCGGCTCGCCGGGCCGCGGATAGATGTTGCGGGCGCGACGCGTTGGCTTGAGCCCGAGCCGGTTCTCGATCTTGCTGCCGCTGGACAAACCGTACCTGTCGGCGATTTGCTTGTACGTCCAGCCCGCTTGGCGCAGCGCCAACATCTCAGCAGTCTCTTCTTTGGGCGCGCGTGCTCTGCGCGGCGGCTTTAGGACAAGGAATTCGATGGTCATTGGCATCCCTCCAGTTCGATTATCGCGTACCCTAGTTTCACGAATGCACGCCGCAGATCCGGTAGCACGTCGGCTGCGGCTTGCGCCCGGTGCCGCTCGTCCTCGTGCGCGTTGCCAAGGACGCGAAAGACGCTGCCAGACAGGACCTCCGCGAGCCCTATGTCCGAGGCTATTTCCAATAGATCCCGGGGGACTGGCGACGCGGTCATTCCCGCGTCTCCTGCGGCGCGGCGATCGCAGCCTTTGCCCTGCCGAGCGCGCGCTGTGCGTGATTAAGGTCGATCTCGGCCCAGGTCACGTCCACTCGCACGCTCCCGGCTGTGCCGCCGATGAGTTTGCGTGCGTCGCTAATAGCCTCCCGTGCGTTGCCGATGTGTGCCTCAGCAAGAGCTATCTGCCTGGCTATCTCGCTGGGATCTTTCGATGCGCCTATCGCGGCATCTATCTCCGCAACGCCTTGTAGGCTGTCGAGGATCCGGGTTAACGTGGTCATTGGCCGTTGTCCTTTCCTGGCGGCACCGGCGGGAAGGCGGCGAAGTGAGCCTCGTACATTTCCTGCGCAGCGATCGCCCGCTGCGCCGCGACCAGCTGCTCGATGCGGGCAAGCGCCTCGTCGTATTGCGTCGGCGTGATTTGCCCCCGAATGTGTGCGAGGCAATCAGCGGCGGTGCTCGGCTTCATTGCATCTCTCTGTTGGCTTTGGTGCGATGGTATGTATTTGCCCGGCCACGGCGGGTATTGCGGGCGATCGCCGAAGTGCTCGTTCATTGAAGCCACTCCCAATTAATTCCACGACGTAGTGAATTAACTGTCTCGTAGTGGAGGCCGTACTGAGCGGCTATTTCTAGCGCTGGCCGGCTGTCTGCGCGGATCGCGCGAACGTCATCAGCAGTCAGCTTGGCCATGCCATGCCTCTCGCCTTTGGCATAACGCCCCTTTGCGACAGCATCGCGAGCGTTATCTTTCGGAGTTCCCAAGAACAGATGATCCGGGTTCGCGCATTCGGGATTGTCGCATTTATGCAGAACGTGGAGACCTGAAGGGATCGGGCCTCGGAAGTGTTCCCAGGAAACGCGAGATGCGGCTGTTGGTCGGCTCTTGGGCGGCCCCATATTTATTTGGGCGTATCCTCCGGAATTTTTGCTGCCATTCCATCCCCAGCAACCGTCTTGAATGACGACTTTCTGAAGAAAGCGCTGGGCAACCGGGGTCCGGCTATTCTTATCGTAACAGCTTCTGGAGCAGAATTTCGCGCCGGCCACATTGCTTGGGGGGCGGAAAAACGTAGATCCGCACGCGATGCAAGACAGCGCGATCTTAGCCATTGGCCAATTCCATTTGGATCAAGGCCGCAAACCGCTCCGGCGGTTGCGGGGCGGATAATTGCCGATAGGTGAGAATGGCGCGCCGAAGCTGGCGACGGAATCTGGGGGCCATATCCTTCTGCTCGCGTGTCGCCCACGCCCAGACGAACCACAATTCGAGCAGGTTGCGCCGGGCGAAGCTGACGCGGGGGTCATAGGGGACGAGGCCCTCGCGCATCGCCTGGTCGGCGCGGCGGCCGGCGTCGGCCATGGCGCCGAGGAGCGCCTCAGTCTGTTCTATCGCGGTTTTCATCGGCAAACTCCCCCGATCAGTGTGATCGTCGGGTGGAGTGTATGGGGATAATCCCATACCGTCAAGCTGAAAGTGGGATTTTTCCCATAACGACCGAAATTTTTTTTGACACTTTTACGAACGCCGCGAGTTGGTTTAGAAGAACCAGCGGCAATCAGTGGTTAACCCTTTATTAGGGAGCGGCATGTGAGTTGGGCCAGTCGGGACCTTAGGCTCCAGGAAACATTCGATAGATTGCAGGCTCGGCGAACTCCGATACGCCGCCAAGTTTGGGCCTTCGGTGGAGGGCTCGGACTTTTTATGATCGGCTTCGGAGTTTCATGTGTCTCCCCGGCGGCTCAGGCGATCACCCCATCAGTGCCGGTCGCCCCAATGCTCGCCGCCGTGATACTAAGCCGAATCGCATTCGGTATAAATGCCGCTAGGGTCGCGTCGTCATTGGCCGTGTGTGTTGCGGGTTATTTGTCTTTCCACAATTTAGCAAATCCTGGAGCAATGGTCTGGATGTCGGCGTATATTGTCGCCTTGATCGGGAACATGATCGACAATTGTTAACGTCGGCCCCCTCTTACTAGCACGATTCTGCGGAGAATATCGTCGACACCCTCCGGGGGACGGCCCTGCCGCTCCTCGCGGGCAAGCCAGTCGTAAATGTCGGCTCCCATTTCAAGCAGGGCTATATCGCGCTCCGTAAGCTCTTGGTTCAGCAGTTTCTTGGCCGCCACGGCAAAGGCCAATTGCAGCTTGGGGTAATCCAGGGTCTCGTCGCTTAGCGTTTCGGGTTCGCCAGTTAGATCTGAAATGCCGCACCCAAGCGCCCGCGCTACGCTGCGGAGCGTCGAGACGCGCGGGTATTCGATCAGCCCTCTCTCGATCTCGCTGATATAGCTTTCCCCGAGACCGGCCAGCTCGGATAATTTTTTCATCGTAAGCCCGATTGCCTGGCGCCGGGCCCGGATCTCTCGAGCTAAGTGGTTGGTAGCTTTAGTCATGTGGGGTTTATCCCACATTTTGGGTTTTTCAGAGAGCGGGATTTTTCCCGTTGACAAATGGGATTTCTCCCATTTATGGTGGGTTGACATGAAACAAAAACCCACGGACCCGACCGGATTCGACTACGACCCCTCCCACGTTTTGGAGGAGATCGCGCAGTTCATCGACGCGGTTGGAATCAGCGAGACGACATTCGGACGTCTCGCCGTGAACGACAGTCAGGTGGTCGGTCGGATCAGAGTCTATGGCGTCACGCTGAGGACGGTAAAGAAGATCCGCGCCTACATGGCCGCCGAGAGAGCGAAGGCCGCGTGATGTCCGCAATGTCCGTCGGCCTAAAGAGTCGGCGGCTGGCCGCGGCCCGCCGCGCCCACGCTCGCAATCATCGCGCGCCTCGTCGCGGCGGCGGCATTGCGGCGCGACCGGATCCGGTCGACCACCAGCATGATACAGAAGCAGGCAGCGGCGATTATCGCGGCGCCGAAGATTTCCAGCGTGGTCATGGCCGCATCCTCCCGGTTTGTTCACCAAGCCGGAGCGTAGCTATCCGCGGCGATCGCGAGTGTGACCTATCCCACACTTCCGCGCGCTCCGCTGAATTTCTTTTCCGATTCCCCGGCGCGGCAACGATCCGGGGTGTACCTCGCCAACATGGCCGCATGTTCCACGCGGCTGGGCGAGGCCGCGGACCCGCCGTCGCGACCGGCGGGTCCGCCTCTCATCAGGCCCTGATGGGGGAACCAGCGGCCTTCCGAGCTCCACTTGGGCACATTGGTGGGGATGGCAGACGTTCCGGTCTGCCTGGAGCAGAGCCGGGCGTGAGCCCAAGCACCATGGTCGATCGCACGGGGGGTGTGCGGTCGATCTGGCCCGGCGTCTGCAACGCGTTTCATGGTGTTTCGTTCCACCAGCCGCCTCTTATCGTCAAACTGCCGTGAAAAATAAATTCTGTCTTGCCAAAAATGTTGGCCGTCACGGGTAACACCATGACGGTCGAATCTCGGCTCATAAAGGAGGTTTTCAAGCGCGATGCGATGTATCAGCTGGCCGAAATCCTGGATGTCTCGCTCGAGAGCGCCCGAAATTATCTCTACAAGAAATTCCCCGTTCGCCGGCGCCAGCAATTAGCGCTCGCACTGCTTATGGCGATGGACAAACAAGATGCCCGCAGGGACGAACTGCGGTCGAGGTTGAGAGCGCTCCTGTATGGGGAAATGGACGAAGCTGGCAGGCGCCTTCTTATTGATGGCAATGCGGAACGGATTGCTCATTCCAATGCGTATCAGGATTTGGGTGCTGTCGCGCGGCGATTGGCGAAAGAAGCGGCTGAGTAAGGATTGTTAGCAACACGCATTCGAACTGGGGAGTTAGAGGGGAAATGCCGAAAGATGATCCGGGGTCAGGTCGTGACTTTGAAAAGATCTTTGATCTTGATCGATCGACATTAATCAAAAGCATGGTACAGCGCATGGAAGAGTGCATGCGCCAAGCAAAAGTCGCGGCAGACGATCTCAAAGAGGTAGTTGCTGAGTGTGTCGAGCGCGAAATCGTCCAGCGCGACATCGTGGCTATGAAAAAGATCGCAAAACTGCGTCTACAGGACAAGGGTAGTGATGCTCGCGATCAACTCGAAGCACTGCAGCGTATCGGTCGCGTCGTGGGATTTGATCTCTTCGACTGGGCAGCGGGCAGGAAATAGCCGATATGCCTCTGATTTGTGGCGTCGACCCAGGCCTGGACGGCGCATTGGCCTTTATCGAGCCTGCCATGACCCGCAACAATAGAGTCGAAGAGTTTTAAGGAAATGGCAGGGCATGGCCTCCGTCTAAAGGCCGGGGAACTCTGGTCTATTGATTTCCCTCAGGCTATTGAGCGCCCAGATGGCTCGTTGAGAATTCCATACATTTGGAACGGGCGCCACACGAACCGCTATGTGATTAGACTCCAATGTGAACAGTGCGGCGTATCATATCTTGCTGAGAGGTCGCGGACTCGTACGGCGGCGTTCTGCTCCAAGCGATGCGGGATGCTTCATAGAGCAGAGACGCGCCCAATTAGACGCAGAAAAGGAAATCGTAGTAACGATAAGCGTGGCAATCACATTTTAATTCAAGCACCAAATCATCCGTTCGCTAGGAAAGGATTCGTTCCAGAGCATAGGTTAATAGTTGAGCGGGAGATTGGGCGGATTCTTTTGGAAAAGGAAGTCGTTCATCATATTGATCTGATAAGAGATAACAACACACCAGATAACCTAGTGACGTGCAAGACCGACGCGGCTCATCGTCGTGTTCACGCAACCCTGAACGACTGCGTTGCCGAGTTAATGGCTATGGGCGTTCTATCATTTGATAAGCATAAACTTTGTTACTACGTAACTCGGATCTCGACATGATTATTCTCGGTGTCGACTGCGGTCTTGGGGGAGCGCTAACGTTTCTCGACACGGGAGCGACCGCAAGCATCCATGATATGCCGACCTTTGAGATTGGTCGCGGGAAAACCAAACGGCGCGACCTCGACGGGCACGCATTGCATCGGATTATTGTCGCGGCGCAACCTGATCACGCTTTCGTCGAGCAAGCGCAGGGGATGCCAAAACAATCGGCCTACGCTACCGGAATCTTCTTCCAGGTGTACGGCGAAGTCAGAGGCATCCTGATCGCTACCGGAATCCCATTTACGATCGTTCATCCACGGACTTGGAAGAAAGCGCTTGCCGTGCCCGCCGCCAAAGACGCCGCGCGCGCGAGGGCGTCTCAGTTGATGCCACAAGCTTCCGCGCAGTGGCCATTGAAGAAGCATGATGGCAGAGCCGAGTCTGCCCTTATTGCTTTGTATGGCACGCGCGCATTGACGATTGCCGGCGGCGGCAAACCTCTCTCGGCGGACATGTTCGCGGGGGCCGCATGAGCGGACGCCCCGCGAATAACCGGCTTTCGCATCGCTGGTGCAACTGGTGCGGGGAAACCATTAGCCCGCCGGGCTTCATTCTCACCGAACAGGAATGGCGCGCCTGGCCGGCTCAATTCTGTTCGAACCAATGCGCTGAGGATTACGCCGCCGACGTTTGGCGCGAGCTTCAGCAACAGCGAGCTTCGGCGGCGACCTTCATCGCGCCGCCGGGGGCCTCTGAGAAGAGGCAGTCCTCCCTAAACTTGCCCGGTCGAGCTCCGGCTCGGCCGGGTCTTTAGGTGGCGCCTGGATGACCCCGCAACTCAACCGGCGTCTCCTCGAAGAGGCGATCAGCGAGGCGCTCGCGATCGGCCGTGTCGACGATGGGCCCTATGTCGCCATCGCGTATTTGCGCCGCTGCCTGGCCGCTGCGCCGATGATTTCCCCGAGGAAGATCCTGATCATCAACGGCTTCGTCCCGAATCCGGTAGGAGAAACCTGGTGGACTGCCCTGTGGGCGCTCTCCGACTTCTGGTCGCAGAAGATGTGTGAACAAGAGGCCGCCCAGCGTGCACCGCCGGTGGGCATAGGGGAAGGGGCGGCACCGCCGTCCAGGGGAGAAACAGCGGCGCCGCCGACTGCAGTCTAACGAGTCCACTCATATGGGGGAAAACGAGGTGACCCGCTCAACCGAATATAGCACCTTTTCGTGTACTTTACGAGACATGCACGCCGGGAGGGGCCGGCCATGAGCGGATTCCCTTGGCTCAAGCTTTGGAACGAGGCGCCGACCGACCCTAAATGGCTGGCGGTCGCCGAGGTGGCGGGAACCTCGCCCTCTGTCGCGTGGCACACGTTTTCCTGCGCCATGACGTTCTCAAACGAGCAGCTGTCTCGGGGGAAGCAGCGCGGTTCAATTACCGGGTTCAATCTCCAAGTAGTCGCTGCGTTTTGCCGAGTGACGGTCGACGAGATCCAACGCGTCATTCAGGCCTTCCGGGACATGCGGATACTGATCGGTGATCAGATCGCATCCTGGAAGAAGCGCCAGGACGAGAAGCTGCCGAAGCCTAGATCACCGGGAGCTGAAAGAACGGCTCGGAGTCGAGCTGCAGCGGCGGCGCGAGCGGCGCAGGAGGAACTTAAACTTGAACCGCGAGCTACGCCCATCAAACCAGCCGAGCCCGCCGTTACGGCGCCGCTCGAAGCGTTACATCCGACCGTTACATCGGCCGCAGATACAGATTCAGTTATCTCAGAAGCTATCGCTTCTGAGAGAGAGCCGCCGAAGGCCGAGGTTGTTCAAATCGATGATCATCGAAAGGTAAGGGCAAGTGGAAGCGGAGAACGGAAGTCCAGGATTTCGCCCGATTGGCAGCCTGATGAACAGGATTACGCCTATGCCATCGGCAAAGGTTATGACCTCGGCTGGGTCGCCTGGGAAGCCGAACGGTTCCGAGACCATCATCTCAAAAACGGCTCCCGTTTCGCCGACTGGAATGCGGCTTGGAGGACCTGGGTTCAGCGGGCCGCGGATTTCAGCCGCGATATCCGCTCACGACCCGCAGCTGGTGGAACGCAATCTAGTAGCATCCTTGCCGCCTTCAGTCGCATCGATGATTTCCGAGAGGCGAACTGACTGCTCGACCATGGAATACGGTTACGAGACCAAATTCGTGGGCTATAGCCTACGCTCAGGCGCCGATCCGACCGAGCTCGCAACGGCGATTGCCATCGTCGAGGCGACGCTGCGCCCTTGCCCCGACGCAGTAGTGAAAAAGGAATTATTGCGGCTGAAATTGACCACGAAGTCGAGAACGCAGAGTGAGGACGAGTTGGTGTTTCAGGTCGCCGTCTATGCCGACGAGCTGGCTCGGTATCCGGAAGATGTTGTCGTCGATGCGTTACGCTATTGGGGCTCGCGGGAGAAATGGTGGCCCGCGTGGGCTGAATTGAAATCGCTGCTTGATGATCGGTGCGAGCGGCGTTTTGCACTGGCGGACGCTCTTCGCCACGCCCCGCGGCGGGCGTGGTCAGATGAGCCGTGCAAGGGAACTGATGTCGAAGATGCCGATCCGAGCATTTGGTTTTGGCAGACCATGGTCCCGTACATTCGGCAGAGGTTGCCGGACCATAGAGCGACGGCGCTGGTCGCGGCGTGGCAGGTAGGCGAGGAAGACGCGGTATTTGCCGTGTCGGCGCTTGATCGCGAGCGAAAGCTGCGCGAGGCAACTGTCGAATGACGGTGTCCCCAGGCGATCGCGGCTGATTGAGAAGGAGAAAACCACATGATCACAAAGACTTCGATCGCCAAACAAGTCTCCGAGGAGACTCAGCTCTTGTCGCAAGCCGTGGCGAGGGTAGTCGTCAACGCGGTATTCGCCGCCCTGGCGAATCACGCTACCCGCGGCGAGAACGTCACCATCCAGGGCTTCGGCAGCTTCCGCGTGCGCAATACCGCGCCAAAGAGCGGACGCAACCCGTTCACCGGCGAGGCGATGCAGATCCCCGCCGGCCGCACCGTGACGCTGAGGGTGGCGCCGGCGCTGCGCGACCTGCTCAACCCGAAGCGCAAGGTCGGCGGAGAGCGCAATTCGCCGGCGGCCGAGCGCAAGCGGGCGTAACCAGGAGAACACCATGCCACTAGACGGAACCGGCTTCGACCCGGTCTACGAAGCGCTCAACCGCGCGGAAGCAAACATCCGGCGGTACGGCTGGCGCAAAAGCATGTACGGAGAAAGGGGCAGGCCAAGCTGCGTCATTGGCGCGATCCAGCAGGCTGTTGCCGACATGGGGCTCAACTTCGAGCAATGCTTTCGGCTGCGATGGGACGCCTGCAAATGTTATGGCGAGGCGATTGGTGTGAGCCAGGTGGAAGTCTGGAATGACCGCCCTGAACGCATGCCGGCTGACGTTCTCGACGGCTTCGCGCTGGCAAAGGCGCGGGCGCTCGATCTGTGCATGGCCGGCTAATGGTCTGGTATCTGGCGAACGCGTTTTTCCCGGATCCTGCGTTTCCCAATGATCCGCGGGGGCACCGGATATCGGTGCCCGCGCCGGTGGATGCCGCTACGCCCAACGAGCCGTGGTGGGCGGATCGCATTGCCTCGCGGGCTTCACATCTGGCACGCGTGGGGTTTACCGACATCATGTGGCCTCCGCTGTGCAAGACGCAATCAGGCGACCTGCCGACGGGCACAGGTTATGGCGTATTCGATCACTACGACCTCGGCAGCAAGCTGCAGCAGGGATCCATCCCGACGCGGTTCGGCACGGCTGAGCAGCTGCAGCGCGCGATAGCGATCGTTCGCCAGAACGGGATGCGGAACCACGCGGATATGGTGCTGCACCAGATGGCCGGCGGTCGCGCCGGCTTCTACAGCTACAAAGGCGCTGCGACGAAGCAATATCCGGTTGGCGCGCCCAACGCTGGCCGTTGGCCGAAGACACCCGGGTGCTTCCGCGGCGGTGTTGACGGCAAGACGATCCCGCCTTTCGTGCAGGAAGACGCCGTGCCTGACCGATTTAACGATTTCCCGTTTGGCGACGAGTGCTGCTACCAGAACAGCGACCCGTATCGCTACATGATCGACGGGGCGCTGGAATGGGCGGATTGGTATATCGGGCGGCTCAATCTCGACGGCGTCCGTATCGACGATTGCAAGGGGCTATGGGTTCCGTTCGTGAAAGAACTCCTCGCCAGCGGCAAGATGGCCGCGCTGCGTGCGGTGGGAGAGTATTTCGATGGCAACCCTAACACGCTGCATTGGTACGCCTGGACCGCGATGGGGGGCCGAATGAGCCTGTTGGACTTCAACGTCCATTTTGCGCTCAAGGCGGTTCTCGATTACGGGCAGGGTATGTGGGCGTTGCGGACAAACCAAACCTGGGCGGCGTGGGACAACTTTCAGTCGGTGCCGTTTGTCGACACGCCCGATACCGACGCTAGCCCGGGGCAGCAGATTGCGACGAGCAAGTTGTTGGGCTACGCGTACATTCTGCAGCACTCGCTGGGCGACCCGATGATTTATCATAAGGATTATTCGAGTGATCCCGGGTGCTACGGACTCGGCCCCCTAATCGACAATATGATCTGGTGCCACAATAACCTCGTCGGGGGTCCGGCGGTTGACCGGTGGGTTGATCAGAACGTCTTGATCACAGAACGGATGGGGCACGTGGTGGACAAACCGGGTTGCCTGTCGGCGATCAGCACGGACGGGTGGAACGATCAGACCCGCAGCGTTCAAACATCGTTCGGCGCCTATGCCCACCTTCAGGATTATAATGGGCACATTCCCGACGTCTGGGCTGATCGCAATGGTGTCGTGACGTTCACGATCCCGCATAATCGATGGTGGTCTGGCAACTCTTATGTCTGCCTCGGGCCGGCCGGTGTCGAAGACGGGCCGAGGCCTCCGGCGCGTTCGACGAGGCACGTGTTCGAGGGTGCCGCCGACCTCAGCCTCGATATACCGCCGGTCGACAACGGCAATATCCGCATGGCCCGGGTGTGGGCGAAGAAGGGCACGCGGCTCGCCGCCGAATTGGCGCTGAAGGAACCAGTTCCTCCCCGCAGCTCAGTCCAGCTATTTGCGTCTACAGACGCGGACGGCGTCGTGGCTACAGCGGAGATGGCGCCGGGGACAGCCGCCAACACGCTGGTCTTGCTGCAGGTCCCGCGCGACGGGTGGGTCAACCTCGGGACCGAGAGTGCTGGTCTTGGCGGGCCGATCGGCGAATGGCTGACGCCCGAATATCACGGAACAGAGGAGTACGCCTTATGACCCTGGAGCTGTATCAGACGATAGGCGCGGCCTTCGGCTTCGCTGGAGGCATCGCAGGGTTCGCCGCTCTCGGATTGGTGGTCGCGAGCCATTTCCGATGGCGGGAGAAGTGGCGATGGGCACGCCTCCAGTGGATGATGTGGAGAGTGCTGTAATGGCAGTCGCGGTCACGCGCCGCGCCTACACGACCGATAACGCCGGGGTGAATCCCAACGAAACCGTTCTGACGGCCCAGGCGGTCGCGACGCGCGGGATCAAAAAACTCTACGAGCTTCCCCTCCCGGGAGACGCGCGCGGCGCTGAGGCGCAGCCCCTGACCCTGCCGGGCGTGCGTCTCACGAACGGCCAGGTGCACGACCTGCTCGTCGTAGCGACCATGGCGAACGAGATCGTCTGTGCGGATGCGAAGACTGGTGCGGAGCTTTGGAAGCGCGAACTCGGTCGGCCGATCGACGGCAATAAATCGATAGACGGATGGGCTGTTAACGACCACTGGGGAATTCTGTCGACCCCAGTCATCGACCCGGCGACCCAGACGCTCTACGCCTGCAGCTGGGCGAGCCCTGACGGGTCGGTGGCTCGAGCTCGGCACTTCCTCGAGGCGGTCTCGCTCGTCTCGGGAGCGCGCGCGAAGCAGCCGCTCGACCTCGAGGGCGCTGTCTACGATCCCGGCGGGATCCCGCCACAGAAATTCGCGAGCGCGGCCCGCAAGCAACGGGCATCGTTGCTGATGCTCGGGCAAACCGTGTTCATCGGGTTCGGCTCGATCTACGAGATTGACGCATCGAACCGCGGCTGGGTGATCGCCGTCGACGTCCGGCTGTGGAGAGTCACCGCCACATTGTGCACCGCGGTCATCGGTTCGGGAGGCGGTATCTGGCAGGCCGGTGCGGGGCTCGCGGCCGACAGCAAGGGCGACATCATCCTGGTAACCGGCAACGGCACCTTCGATGGCAAGACCGAGTGGGGAGAGTGCGTCATCAAGCTGCGCTACACGCCGCCCGGGCCCGCCCTGATGGGCGAACTGAAGGTGGTCGACCATTGGAGCCCCTTCCTCGATAGCGCCCGCGTAGCGGCCCCGAAAGCGGTTTCCGTTACGGTGCCGGAAACGGTTGTCGCGGCAACACAGATCGCTCAGCAGACGCGTCGGGAACGGCCGCCCACTAACCTACGGCGCTATGCGATGGTGCCGGCCGAGAGGATAGATGCCGCCACGGGCAACGTCCCGCTTAATCCGGCCGAGGCGATCGACATGGATCTCGGTTCGGGCGGTCCGGTCGTCATCGAGGAGCTCGAGCTCTGCCTCGTCTCTGGGAAGGACGGCATCCTCTACGCGGTCCGCCTGAACGCGATGGGCGGCACGACGCCGGAAATGCTGTCGACCGCGCAGGGGATCGCAAAAAATTACATGGCGTTGGCGTGCCTACCGATATGGTTCACCTTTTACACGTCCGATGCAAGCCCGATGCCCAGCGACATCAGGGATCTCAACAAGCTTTTTTACAGTCGGACACACCATCAGCACGGCTCACCGATCGTATGGAAAAGCCCGCAGGGGTGGCGGCTTCTCTGCTGGGGCGAGAACAGTACCCTGCGGATGTGGAGCATCGAGCCGATCCACGGCCTCTCCCCCCACGTGAAAATCACCTATCTCGCGGCCGGCGAGGAATACGCCAGCCCCGAGGCGGCGGTCCCCCCCGGCGGGATGCCGGGCGGGTTCATGTCCCTGTGCTACGATCAGGCGCGACCCGCTGAGACACCAGTCTTGTTCGCCACCATCCCTTACGGCGACGCCAACCGCGAGGTCACGCGCGGTCGGCTGCTCGGCTATGACCTGACGCAGTTCAAGGAGGGTCCGAACGGGGCAGTGATCCCGCTCATCTGGGACAGCCAACGATGGAACCATGAGTTCGACTTCAATAAATTTCTCGGTCCTGTAGTCGCAGACGGCATCCTGTATCTGACGCCATACGATGCCCGAGTCATCGCTTATGGGTTGGCATGACCACGCCAGACTTGTTCCGCTCATCTGTATGGGAGCGCGTTTCGAAGTTTGATGGCCGAGCCTGCGCTTTAGCCGACCGCCCCTGCCTCGATATTCAGGGGCGGCCCCGTCAGCAGGGGTGATCGGTTCCTCGATCGGTTACTCCTCTTTGAATAAGGTTATGCAGCGGCGCTCGGGGTATCGGTAGTAGCCATCCATGCCGTGATTAGGGCACTAAGGCATATCATCGCGATAATCATAGGGTTTCGCTCCTGCTCATCTGGTTGGCCCCCGTCACGGGATTTGCACCCGTTGTTCGGCCCGACCTCTTCGGCCGGGCTCTGCGACTCGCACGGGGTAATTTCATCGGTGTTCGGGCTGCTCGCCTATTTTAAGGTGTGTAGACGCCGAACGCGTCAATGAACTTCCCGACGCGCCGGATCATGGTCCGATATTCGTCGTTACCAATCAGGTTCCCTTTGAGAAGCGATAGGGTAGTCAGGATATAGCGTTCAGCGCCTTCGTAAGTTTGGTGCTCCAAAAATTGGTCCTTTGCTTGGCTCCAGTCGGTTACCTCATGCTGGCGATCTGACTCGCCGAACGCTGGCTCGAATTTAAACATCGTTTGCTCTCCGGTGTTCGGGCTGCTCGCCTATTGTGGCGAGCCGCCGTCTGCGGCGTATTTCACGAAATTTCGTTCTCTTCCGTCGTGATCCACGATGCTCAGGTACGACCTCCAGCCTGGAGCCAGAATGCTACGAATAAAGCGTTGAATAAACTCTTCGAGCTCGGTGTAATCGAAATAGCCATAAAGACGCTCCGCAACGATTTCCTCGCCGTTGCTAATGTAGCAGTTGCGGATCTCGTAGGCGGTATCGTTCATCTGCTCCTCCAATGATTGGATTTCGGCGGTGTTCCTGCTGCTCGCCTATTGTGGCGAGCAACCGTCTGTATGTTTTGTTCCCTGGATCGTTGATCCATCGTCAGATATCCATTCGTCTTCAGTTCCCTTTTTTGGCAAGAAAAACTTGCCGTTGATGATGAGAGCTCGCCCGCCGCCACGTCCGATTGTTATTGTGTGGCGCGCCTTGTCTGGCGGGAGATTTTGTGGATTTATTTTAACGGTCATGATTTCCTCGGTGTTCGGGCTGCTCGCCTATTACCCACCGAGACGAGCGAGTAACTCGCACGCTTCGCTGGCAGTGAAGTGTCCAACCACATTGCCCTGCGGATCGCGAATTTCGTGCTTTCCTGTCGATGCATAAGCTAGGAGTCGAGACTTGCTGTGCGTATAACCGAGGTTTCTTAGGCGCTCGTCAATCGTGACCTCGTCGTGCGGCATTGTTGGGCTCCACCAAATTGGTTTGTTGGTACCGAGCATCAGTTCCTCCTGTTCGACAGACGTGTAAGTAGTTGATTTCATCGGTGTTCGGGGCTGCTCGCCTATTGTGGCGATCCACTGTCTGTGGCGTTGTCTGATGAGTTCATTTCCACGAAGGCGTCTGCTAGAGCGGCGCGCGCCGTTTCAAGCGCCTCGCGATACCAATGCTCATCGCTAAAGCCGTGTGGCCGATCATGTTGCGCTACCAGGACCGCGAGGGCGCGATAAAGCCTGTCCGTGAGATTCATGGGTTTCACTCCTGATCCTCAGTTTCGTCGGTGTTCGGGCGGCTTGCCTATTCTGTAGCACGGGCGAGACTTTCGATGCTTTCGTCGTCAAGCGTGGCTTTGCCGCCGCCGCCAAACCGCCCGCTGTCGGTGTGCCATTCAAACCGACCATCGGGTCGTACAGCGACGTGCATCTTCCCCTTGCGATACAGGAAAGCGCTGAGCATTGGATCATAGCCAGCAAAGTGGCCTTCCTCGGTATCGAAAACGTCTGGGCCAAACCCGGCTGCACCAAGGAGTCGATCAGCGCACACTTGAGACTTCGTCATCTTCTCGCGTTCTGGATCGCTGACTGTGGACACACGCGCAGCCGTCACATCGCCGCGAACATGCGCAAGCGCATCCTGCAGCCCGGCGATGATCTTGCTGCCGTTTGATCCATATTTCCAGGCTGCATATTCCCGCGCTCGCGCTTCTGCATTTGGGCCATCGAAGATCGCTAGATCGACACCACCGTCGCCATCGCTATCAAGCTTTTCGACTCGCCAAGCGTTAGGGAGGGTGGCGTCCTTGACGACCTCTGCGGGAAACTCCGTCTCGCTCATTGGGTTTCGCTCCTGCTCATCGGGTTGAGGGGGAAAGCGGAAGGCGGCCTAAGCCGCCCGCTCACGATACGAGTACAGCATGGTGTCGTAATCGCCGAGGCAGTCCCAAGTGGCACAACCATGTTTCCATTGCGCGGCTTTGAGAGCGCTGAGGCCTATAGCGATGCGCTTCGCAGCCGGGCCCGACAATTCGATCTTAGGAATGAACTTGAGGATGCCAGACCCCATTTCCTGCTCGTTGGCGGTGAAGCGGCGAACATCGCCGACCACCACGCTAGAGACCGTGCCGCGGCGCTTCTCGGTAACAACGGCGCCAATCTTCCGGCCGAAGTAATTCGTGTTGCGCATTGGGTTTCGTCCTCGCTGGCTCTCATCAGGCGGTGTCTCATCACCGCGACCCATCCCCGCGTCTCCGGCTTAGAGGAGGTAGCGACCCCGGCCTTTTTCACGGGAATGGCGTTGGTTCGTTTCTGATGATTGGAATATAGGGTGGCCTCGTGAGGTCGTCAATGAAAATATGCGTCGGGATGAGAAAAAACTTGACGTGGCGTTCCGGAGATTCTATATTGAGGGTGGTGGAACGGAGGGAATGATGCCTAAGCTAATCGAAAAAATATCTGCCGCGCTGAACGGTGAGCGCCTAGTCACTTCAGGTTACGGAACCTATTTGCTGAGCGCCAAGGTGTGGGAGAAGAACGGCAAGAGCCGCATTTATTTCGATGGGCGCTTTATCGATAGCGATGGTCACATAAGTAAAAACGTCCAGCGTCTTGGCCATATCGAGTTTTTTAGCGGCGAAGTTATTTATGACACGAAATCCTATCACGAGTCAGCATTTCGTGACCTCGTCGAGCCAGCAATAGCGGCAATTTTGCAGCCATGATCACCCCACCCAACCCCATGGAACGGAGGGAATGATATGAAACGCATCGCGAGTTATCAGATGGACAGATCAGGCAAGCTATGGAAACTTGCAGAGATGATCACCCCTGTTGTCTATTGCTCGTTTTGTGCTCGATCTGAAGCGGAACTTCAGCATCGCCCCGTCGCTGGACCTGGTAATGTTCGGATTTGTATCGAATGTTGTGATGACGCCAAGGCGGCGATGACACAGCCTGATCGCGTGGAAGGTCGGGACTTGATGAGTTACGCGGAGTTAAAGGCGCGCAACCCACAAACGCGCGTAGTTACGCCGCAGGAGACTGAGCGCCTTCAGCGGTCGGCTGGCCCCGCTCTATACCACGCCCTTAGGCGGCTATTGATCGAATGTGGGGAGGGCGGTCGCCGGGGGCGAGCGCTGGATTTGCTATCGCGTGACACAATTGAGATGGCAGAGCGAGCGCTTCGTCTCGTTGATGGGAAATCGCGATGATCACCCCCGCCCAATGCCGCGCCGCTCGCGCTTGGTCCGCTCGTGATCGGGAAGTGTGGCAAGCGGCTATTCGTAGCTGCATCGCAGAGATTACGAGCATCTGGGGCGCGGATCTCGTAACCACGCAAGCGGCTCTTGACGATCTTTTGGAATGCAGGTTAGCGGATGATAACCCCAGCACAGTGTAGAGCCGCTCGCGCTTGGTTAGACCTGACGCAAGCCGACCTCGCGAAGATGGTCGGGTGCAGCCCTAACGTCGTGATCGATTTCGAGGGCTCTCGCCGCGAAAGCACGCCAGCCTATGTCATGGCAATCCAGCATGTCCTCGAAGGGCGCGGCATCGTATTCCTCGCGCAATACGAGGCAGGCGCGCACGTCTCGTTTAGAGGCATCGCGGGGCCAGACGCGCCATGAATGGTGCGCCTTCGCGAGTGTGGGAGTTGATACCGGCCAGGCCGGCGGGACTTTTCGTGGCGGCTTTGACTGGATCCCTTGTTGTATCCGCCTTGGTCGGGGTGGTGGTGTGGTTGGTGACATCATGAGGCGATGGCTTCTAGGGCTAGCTATAAACTTTGTTGCGAGCGGTACCGCTCTGTGGGGGGCCGGGGTGGTGGTATTTTTCTTTTATACTGTTTGGTTTGCCGCCTCCGACAGCACTAAAACTTCCTTCGTGCTAAACGCCGCCCTCATACTGATAATTCTAGGGGTTCTCCTGCTCAACCTCGGCTGCTTCCTCGAGTCATTGTCACCAGGGCGCGCGTCCAAAGACTGAGTCTCACGCCGCATCCGCGGCATTATGGAGCCGATAACCATGACCGACGAGCGCCTCGAGGATTTCATTATCTGGTTCATGAAATGGGCGTTTTTATACCCGGCGATCGCCAGCGCAGTCCTTATGACGGTGGGGGCCGGTTTCTCACAAGTGTTTCCGATAATCGCTTACTCTGTTGCCTTCGCCGGAATACTCCTTTCTTTCCCGGTATTCGTGATCGGTCCCGGTTTATTGCTCTTCTTGGTCCTGCGCGTAGCCTGGCTGTTCGGCATACGGGTGCGACGTGGGGGACGTGTACGATGAAAAGATATGGCAAACTCGTTGACGATCTGACTGTAGGCGTCGAGGCCGACGACATCGACGACGGTCAGTAAGCGACGGATGCTTTCCAACCAAAAGGGAGTGGACGCGATCATCGATCCGAATAACAAACCATGCACGTGCTACGGAGACCCAATCAATCCGGTGTGGCGCAGCGGAAACGATATTACGCTAGACCCTTGGGCTACAGCACCAGATCGCACGCACATTGGATACGAATGCGGGAGATGCGGCCACCGCTGGCCTTTCAGCCCAACATCACGCCAGGGAATCTTGCTTTGAGTTTCCCCGCCACAGACGTGGCGTAGGGACGTGCCGTCCCATGAGCGCAAGGGCGCGGGGCTTCGCCCTTTTGGCTCCTCCTAGCACGCTTACGCGTGCAGGCAACCTCCAAAAAAGTTCTTCGAACTTCGCTAACCCTTGCCCTCATTCCCCTCGCTTCATTGCCAGCGGGGCTAGTTCGGTTGCGGCGCGCAACCGATTAAACTAGGAAGGAAAGCAAGATGAGCGAGGACGAAGTCCGGCAGTGGGTGTGGGATTCCTGCACGAAGCGTATCGTCGCGATGATCGATGAGTATTCGTCTGGGTGGGCGCCCAATGGGCCATCAGCGGCGACAGCATCAGCGATCTGTAATAAGATCCGGAACATGCCAGTGCCGCTGCCCCAAAAGGGAGAGCCGCAATGATGACCGTCGAGGAGCTGGCGCAGATCGTTTCGAGGACGGTAAAGCTCGGGCGCAGCGGCCGGGAGAGATGGTCCGGGCTCTGTCCCTTCCACTCCGAGAAAACACCCTCGTTCCAGATCTGGCGTGGTCGGCGTGGAGAGGGACGCTACCATTGTCATGGATGCGGCGCAGACGGTGACGCTGCAGATTGGATGAGGCTCTTCCATGGCCAGCGCGTGACCTTCAAACCAGATCCCGAGATCCTTAAAGAAAGGGCCCGTGAAAAGAGGCGGGAGAGGCTGAGACAATCATTCTACAATGTCTATCCAGACGCCTGCCCGGAGTGGGATTTTATCTTACGGTCGATCGTCTGATTCGGAAGGGAAACCCATGGACCTACATCAGTATGACGGTCGTGCCGACGGGTTGGGATCTTACCTTGATGCCGTTGCGGCGATCCGGGAACGGCACATCCACCTCGTCACTGCCCTGCTTCCGGCGCTGAGGCGCGAGAGGTACAAGCTGCGCATTTCTTGCCGGGTGCTTGCCGCTCAGATCGGCGTGTCCGAATCGGCTCTCAATATGTGGGAGGCCGGAAAGCATATCCCCAACCCAGCGCTGCTCTCTAGGTGGCGGGATCTCTTAGGCGTTTGACTGCTTTAGAGCCTCGATAACAAGCATTCGAACCGACGCCGAGATGCTGCGATTGTCTTTAGCAGCCATGGATTTTAGGGCCGCGTGCTCGGCCGCGGTCAGCCTTACCGCAATAACAACATTCCGAAGCCGCGAATTTTTTTCCAT